CTCCACCCCCACCGCCTCCTCCGCCAAAGACAACGCCGGACGCAGTACGGGAAGCCCGTGTTCAGGAAGAATACGAAAGGTTAGTTGCATTAGGTACGCCGCTTGATACTGCTAGGAATATGGCAGCGCGTAGAGTTGCTGCTGCTATTAAAGCTGAAAATAAAGCTGCGGCTGTTAACATACCCAAAGACCGTGTAGAGCAGATTACACAAGAACTGATTGCGGCTGGTGTTCCACCACAACAGGCAAAGATTGACGCACAGCAATTAGCCCAAGAGGAGGCACAAGCAGATGAGCTTGCGCAGAACGAAACAGGAGGAACAGCAAATGTTGCTGAACCTATCAGTACTCCAAGTAGAGAAGGCGTTAGCGTGGCTGGACAGCCCAGTGCAGAACCCCCCACCGCAGGAGTTGGAGTCACTGAGCCAAGTGGAGTGGTTCCTACTGGACAGGATGCTGCAGGAGCTACTACTGGAGAAGGAGCACAGCAGGCTGCATTAGCGGCAGAAGAAGAACTAGATAAAAAAAGCGCAGCAGAAACGCAAAGTCTTCCGTTTGAAGAATTGCGCGCCAAAACAAAAGAAGGCGCTAGTGCCCCCGGTAAGATATACACAGTCACCTATGATGACACCGATGTAGACCTAGAAGGTAATGAATTATTTACAAGGGTAAGCACGCAATATAAAGTAGTGCGTATGGATGGCGGCTGGACAGTTGTGTCTAGTGTAGAAGGTAACGACCCCGTTTTACTTCCGCCTTCTAGAGCGGCGGCAAACACTGATGAACAATTGGTAGCGGAACGGAATAATAAATCATCATTTGCAAGCAACACAATAGTTACACCTGCAAAACCTGCCCCACCAAAAACAGATACCGCATCTGAAACTGCATACGCTGAGCGTATCAAGGACGATCCAACAGCCCCTGCGTATAACGATACTGATGCCCGTATTAAACGTGTTGCTGACCGTTACGAACAAGCGGGTGATGCAGTTATGGCCCGTATGGTTCGCGATGTACCTGAACAACGTCGCCCTTCTTACGAAGAAACAGCGCAATTAGAAAAAGATCAGGATCAAATATTTGCGGATAAAGATAAAGAGCAAGCTTTTCAAACTAAAAAAGCTAAAGTTGAAAGTATTGCCCGTTCAAATGCAAGCACTGCGTTTGACCAAGCAGGTGACTACGCTAGCCTTCAAGAAGCAATTGATTCCTATGAGATAAACATGGGGGATACATTGGTAGAAGAAGGGTTTAAAAATGACCCTGACTATGACGACCTAGTTAGAGCGGCCAACCGCGCATTTGCAGCCGAAGTTAATAGACAAAAAGGAACTACTAGTGGCACTGAAACCTCTGAAGCCAAGCAAGCAACGCAAAAAGGACAAGCGGCATCAGGAGCCGGAACAGGTAAAGGTAAACGCGGTCGGCCACCTGTTCAGCAACGCCACGTAGTTACAGAAAATTCCGAAGGTGGGTTTGACCACGTTACAGATGGCGAAGTAACTGCAACGTACAAGAACAAGAAGCAAGCTATTGCGGCTGTTAATCTGGCGAGGTCTAAAGATAAAGGCGATGCTGCATTAATTGCTAAGAATCAAGAGAAACTTGATAAAACACTTGCGTCTACAGGCCGAGGCCGACCAACTAAAGCTCCGTCAGAGGATGGTACTACTGAAGTAGACCAAGAAGCGCGTGAAGAAATTAATAGGTTGGAATCAGCGCTTGAAACGTACAACTCAACTACGGATGACAAAGAAGCTAGAAACTCAGCACTGTACATTAGTGATGCCGCAGTTGACCCAAATGTGCCTAAAGCTGCACGTGAACGTGCTCAGCAAATGCTTGAGGACGATATTGATCCAAAAGACATACCCAAAGGTTTGCGTTCTTCTGAAGCAAGGGTTGCCAAGCCCGACACAGGGTTTAGCGGGCTAATTAACGGCTCACAAGCAATTGCGCACATTATTAAGACTGGTAATTTATTCCAGCGGTTTGTAGCGCAACGCATCCGTAACTTTGTAATTAATGTTAAGTTTGTGGTGGTTGAGAAGGGCGATCCAATTCCGTCTCAATTAAGTGGCGCTCGTGGTTTGTTTGTTTATACACCCGGATCTAAAGAACGTACCATATACGTGCGTGGTAGTAGCTTCGGAGACCAACAAGGTATAAACGTTATAACAGTGCTACACGAATTGCTGCACGCAGCAACTGCTAGTCGTATTGACGCAGGTCTATTCAAAGGGTTTAAGAACGCTAGCTTGCAAAAGTTTATGCGCGAAATGGAAAGCCTAATGAAGCGTGCGCAAGAAGCGTACGAAGAAGGCGTGCTGTTTGGTGACCTGTCTCCAGAAGTGCAAAAAATGATTGAAGGCACTACTGACCGCGACAGAACAGGCAAAGTATCTATTGGCGTGTTTTCCGACCCCCATGAGTTCTTGGCTTACGGCATGTCTAGCCCTGAGTTTCAAAAGTTCTTAATGAGCGTGCAGGGTAAACGTGGCACAGGTTTCTCTGGGTTTGTTAGTAGCATCCGTGATCTGTTTGGGATTAAGCAAGGTGAAGCTACTGCGTTTACTGATCTGGTTGACATTACCGACAAGATGCTCGGCACAAGGTTAACCGCAGTTGAAACAAAAGGTGGCGCACTCCCACAAAAGGGCGGCTTTACTCCTCCTGAGTTTGACGAAGACGCGGATAAGGGTGAGCAAAAAGAACTACGCACCGCCAAAGAACTTAATAAGGCTCGCGTAAAAGCTGAAATCACATATCAGCAATCTGCGGACTCTCAAAAAGTTAAGAACGCTGGAATGCTGCAAAAACTTAGAGATCCAGAGAAAGCCAAGATATTGTTCAAGGGCGCTTGGAAAAAAATGAATAGCGCCCAGCGTGCGGTGGCAGTGCGACTCCCAACTTGGGACTTTTTGGCCGACTGGGTTAAGGCCGAGTTACCTCAAGTTCAACAAGCGCTGGACTTGCACAACGACATGAAGGGTATGACCAAAGCATTGCTTGAGGCCGCAGAAGAACGCATCCGTGTAACACGTAATGCTTTTAAAGCCGACAAGACTTTGGAAGAAAAGTTTCAAAAAATGGTCTATGAGTCAACTGATGCTCAGTACGATCCGTCTGATATGACGCAAAAAGTGCGTGATAAAGTTTTTGACAATAACTACAAAGCACTTGGCGCAAAGGGGCAAGAGTTGTACAAAATGTGGCGTGATTACTACGTCGACATAGGTGACTTATTTATTGAGCTATTAGATGAGCAGGTGCGTGGTATCTCTGGTCTAACTGACGAAGTTAAGAGCAATTTAGCCGCTGTTATTCGTCAGACGTACGAGACCAAAGATCGGATCAAACCGTTCTTCCCATTTGTGCGCGATGAAGGCGACTTCTGGTTAGCTGTTGGTAAATCAACTTCCCCTACTAGAGCGTTCTATATCTACGAATCTGCAACAGATCGAGACATAGATGCGGCACGTATTGCCGGGGAGAAAAAGCAATCAATTGAAGAGATGCGCGATTCAGGAGAGATGGAGTTAGGTGACGATCTTGACTCCATGCGTAATACCGCAAGAGACTCCAGTACACTTTTAACTTCTGTCTTTAGAGCAATTGATGCTATTAAACTACCTGCCGGAGATACAGAAGGCACAACAAACGCCTACAAAGAAAACTTAAAAGACTCTGTATATCAAGTGTTTTTGAACACAATGCCCGAGCAAAGTTTCCGCTTGATGTTCCGCCATCGCAAAGGCCGTGGTGGTTATAGAACCGACTTTATTCAAAATGCAGCTAAGACAGCCGCAAAGATGTCTGTGCAGTTGGCTCGCCTTAAGTATGCGCAAAAGATGCGTAACGTTACTTCTGCTGCAAGGGATAGCATCGTAGGTAGAGAACACTTACTACCGTATGTAAAAGAGTTGGAGCGGCGCGTAGCAACTGTGTTGTCACCAAAACCACAAGATGCTTGGGATGCGGTTGCCGGAGTAGCTAACAGAGTTACGTACCTGTGGACACTTACTAGTGCGTCGACTGCGTTGATCCAGCCCATATCTATATATGTCTCCGCTCTGCCTATCTTGGCGGCTAATCATGGCTTCTCGCCTATTAGAACGGCAAAAGAACTTGGAAAAATGATAACGTACTTAAATCAGTACGGTGTTGTTAAAGAGAATGTAGACGGCACGCACCGCTACGTTGCTCCTAGTATTGCTAACGCTAAGAACTTACCCGCAGATGAGAAGCGAGCTATTGCTGCAATGACCCGCATGAATGTGGCGCAGTCTACCTACGTTGCACAGGTGTACGATTACTCTCAGACCCCCGTATCTGATTTGGATAGCATTAGAGGTAGGGGTAAAGAAGCGGCGTATCTTATTACCGGTGCATTGATGCACAACATGGAACGCTTAACCCGTGAGGTGGTGTACCTAGCTTCGTATCGTTTAGGTCGACAACGTAATCTATCCGAAGCCGACGCAATTAGACAAGCCGCTAGTGACACTCGTGAGGCGCTCGGCGACTACGAAACTACAAACAAACCACGTTGGATGCAGCGTGGTGTGGGGCGTGTTGCGTTTGCAATGAAGATGTACCCCGTGGTTATGATTCAGCAATTGCTTGGTAACTTTTTAAAGATGATCCCGTTCTTTAACAAAGAAGGTAAAAAAGAAGCATTGGCTAAATTTATTGGTATCTACATGACTGCTGGGTCTATAGCAGGACTAGCCGGTATCCCTGCTTACTCCATATTTATTCACGCTATTGTGGCTGGACTTAAAGATAAAGTAGATGAAGATGATCTGCCTGAAGAGCTTAAAGACATGGATCCAGAGATGTGGCTCAGAGAAGTTTACATGCCACAAAAGTTTGGTGAGTATTCAGTTGGTGGAGTACCCCTCGACGAATGGATTATGGACGGCCCTATAAACTCTGTTACAGGTTGGAGCATATCCTCAAGGATTGGTCTTAATGATATTTGGGCAAAAGACGGTAAGTCTACTAAGAATGTTAAAGAAGCCGCAGCAGGTTTCTTGGCTGCGTATTTTGGCGGCCCCACTTTAAGCGTAGCAACTAGTATGGCTGATGCTGTTGAACAGTACATGCTTGGCGACTACGAAAAGGGCAACGAAAAAATGATGCCTAAACCAATTAGAGACTTTTTACTTGCGCAAAAATACGACATTGAAGGTATTAAGTCGGCAACCGGTGCTGAGTTAGTTGCCCCTGAAAACGTTAAAACGTCTGAAAAAGTTGGCCAAATAATTGGTTTTGCCCCCGCACTTACCGCAAGTGTAAAAGAAGCTGGTTTTAAAATGCTTTCTAAAGAACAAGACATTTTAAACGAACGCAACAAAATACTGCGCAAGTTGGATATTCAGAATCGCAAAGACACTGAAGAAGGCGACGACAAGTTTGACAAAATTATGGACAAGGATGTTGAAGAATTTAACAATCGCTACCCTGATTATTTGCTGAAGATGAAAGACATTAGAAAGTCCTTGAAGACAAAAGAAGATCAACGCCAAAAAGCACCAGCCGGTGTAACCACGACTAAGAAGTTCTACAACATAGGCGACGAGGCTATTAGCAACCTTGAAAAGAAACTTGAGCGCAGAGAAAAAGAAATGGAAGAACGGCGCAAAATTGATCTTAAAGGGTTGGCTACTAAATAAAAAAACCCCCGATGATTAGTCGGGGGTAAAGGAGAGTAGCAATCAACTCAGGAAAAAAATGTCAGCAACTGCAGTGGCGAACAAAATTAGTGTAGCTTAAACTCGCCACACGCGCAAACCTTTGATGCCTTCTTCTATAACTACTTTCGTAACCACAGGCATCTTTAACCGCCTACAGATTGTTGTGATTACCCCCCGGGCGGCTTTCTCGTCAATGCAGGGTACAAAGAAAGAATAACCGCGCCGGAATTTAGACCAGTCAATCTGATACGTCACCGTCTCGATTTTCATCTGTAGCTACAAGGGCGTCCATCTGTAAGAACTCGGTGGCTGATGCGTCAAACTTCAACACCCGAACTGCGGGGGATACAACCTTCATGCCCTTGGACATTCGCTTGTTCACACCCTCTAAGTAAATCTTGGCGTTACCCAACTCTTTCAAGGTGGTCTTGTAATTAATTTGCTGTTTTACGCAGAAATCTTTAAATTGCTTGGCCGCGATGAAGAGTTCTTTGGTATCTGGCTCGTAGCGTATAAGCAGCTCTCCACGGGGCTCAAGCATGGGCATAGACTGCAGGTTACTACGAGCATCAACTTCACCGTTTACAACTAAAGCATTAATAATGTGAGCGTTAACAAACTCACCAAGGATTGTTACGGGTGTTGAGTTTGGTGCTTGAATCTCAAACCGCATCTCGCCGAGCATACCCTTGAGCCAGTCGTACACCGCCTTCATGTCGTAGTTGTGCAGTTCCAGTTGAGACGCAATCAAACCACCAGCTATGTTGCAAGCTGACACACCTGACCAGAAACGCTCCTTCTGATTAAACTGTACTTCCCTATCAAGTCGAGCCTGAATCTTACGCACCAAAGCTATTGCTTCTTCCAAGTTATTGACAAGCCACTGGATGTAGATTTCGCCCGCATGCCCAAAGTTTTCCCGAAGCTGATGGTCAAACATCTGCTTACCCTCTTGCACTTCAATAATGCCGTTGGGTTCAATCTTGTACTCAAGTAGACGCATGGACTCACCATCGGGCGTATTCTTAGCCACGCCTAACTTCTCGTAGAAACTGGCATTTGCCGAACACAAAGTCATACCTTGCCAGCTAGTGTTGTTAACACGCAACGTGTTGGTCTGCCCGTTCATTTTGTTTTTGCCTCGGCCTTGGCTGATGCTGTACGCCAAGTCAGAAAACTCCATACCACTAAGGTTGGTAATCTCGTCAATGGTATTGGGCAGGTTGTTCATTACGCCAAGCTGGTGCATCTTTGCGTTGAATGTGTCCTTGTACATAGAGGTCAACCCCTTGGGTTCACCATACACACTGTTGCACATAAACAACGCTGTCGATTTACCTGAACCAGACTCAGGGTGAATCACGTTAATAATTGCGCCCTCAAGACCTGTAAATTTCAACAGTGGTGAGCCAAATGCCGTGAGTGCGGCAAATGCGTGGGGTTCAAGCCCCGGCCTAGCGTACATGTTGAACGCTTCTTTCCACTTCTCCATCGTGCCTTTAGCGATTAGCTTTCCGGCAATATCTTTTGTAACGCTTGACGGCGGGCTGTAAAACACTCCGTCTTTTGTAATCTCTCTATCGCCAAGGATGAACTTGCTGTTCCCCTCGACCCAACCAAACTGAGTTCTCATGGTCTCTGCCTTTTTAATGTATTGCAAATTTTTAATGAAGAAAACAACATACCTTGCAAGCAATTCGTACTGTGATTTATGGGCTACAACTCCGTTGTGTGCTAACTGTTTGCGCAACTCATCAGGTGAAGAGATACCCATCGTAGGGATGCTGAACTCTCGGACACCGTCATGCGGTAGGTGCAAACGAAACAAAGCTATCTCTCCAAGCTCAGGGTCACGCATGCGTTTGACCACGTACAAGTCATGCTCGTACACAAGTTTAGGCTCGGCTTCGTCATCTTCGCTCTCGGGGCGAATGTAGACACCACCCTTTTTCCCACGGAAGAACGGAAATGGGTACTCTGGTATGTGCTGTATCTCAACCTCACCGTCTTTATCTTCAACGGCGTATTCGTTATCTTCTGCTTCGGCTTGTTCAATCTCAACACCGAGCATGATGGGCGATTTAATTTTGCCTCTATGGATGCAACCCTCACAACCTTGCGGATTGAGTTTTGCAAATGTCGCGCAGTGATGTGGGCCACCTTTGCTACGTAGGTTGTTAACTTTATTGTCAACTTCTACGGCATCGTAACCCTCATGTTTGTTCGACAGTTTATGTGCGGCCTTATCTCCATCTACGCAGAAAGCTGCAATAGAAAGAGCGGAGCGCCATAATGGTTCTTCAATATCGTTTTGGTTTTCAAAGCAGTGGTTAAGTTGGGCGCACCCACCTTCACCCTTCATCATGATCGTCTTAAACCGCTTGACCTTGTTACCCATGAGCGCTTCCATCATCGGGCTCAATGAGCGCGGGATGAAGTCAGGTACGTCGTCCTTTGGTTCAGGCGCACCAAGCAAGTCTTTGACTTCCTTGTATGTCATGCGAGGCGTCAGTTCGTTTAGTACTGTTACCTCTTTGGGCTCTTCCTGTTTGAAGTTGAATGTGCCGGGGATGCGCAGGATACGTGAAGCCTCAAAAACTGAGGAGTCCACAATTAACCCTTGCTCAACGCACAACTCACGAAGCCGATTGGCTAGTGGCTCCCACTCTCGGCGAGACACTGTTTCTTCTAGTAGCCAGTACGCATGTATGCCGTAACCAGAACTTACTAGTATTGGCCTTGGTAAGCCGACTGCAATGCAGAACTTCTTGAACTCATCGAGTCCGGTCTGCTGATCGAGATAGCCTTTGATAATGCCTTTTTTGTCGGGTACACCTTTGGTTGGGCCACAGTCAATGTCCATCCACAGAGCACGGAAGTATTTTGCATTTTCATGAGTGCGGTTGTTTAACGAACCAAACTTGGCGCATCCAAAGAATACGTCAATCTTACGTTTAACAAACTGCTGCGCTAGCTCTTCAACCTCTTCCTTAGTATCTACAAATTGCTGGTCAGGATACTTACCAATCCCCATCACACAGTAGCGCCCTTCCGGTGGCAGTACCGTATCGAGTAGATCGAAAGATGACATGTTTTACTTTATTTGGATGGTGGCTTGGGTGTGGTTTATGTAATCGCTAATGGCTTCATCGTAGCTATGGTAGGGGACAGAATCCCCCTTAAACCAATTGTAGATAGTCATCCGAGTCACCCCGAAGAACCCTGCAACCTCGCTAACGCTGATGTTTGCGCGGATACAAACACGACCCAAGGCCACACCCAAAGACTTGATGCTTGCTTTTCTATTTGCGTACACCAAGCTTTGGCTGTAACCATAGGGCATATTAATCCTCGTCACTCCAAGCCTTCACCACAGAGTCAAGGTCTTTCTTAACTGTGGGTTTAGGGTCAGCTTTCTTTTCACGCTTAGTGGGTTCCTCAATAGGAGACTCAACTTTAGGCGCGGCGGCTTTAGGCGCAGGTGCTTCTAACTTAGCTTGCTTACCCGCCATGTCAGCTTGGTATGGTGTCATAACTACCATCTTCAGCACGTCAGGCTTCTTAGCTACTTCGCTAGTCACAGCGTACTGCGCTTTGTTAATGTAGCCAGTCGGCGTAAACAACACAGATTGATTGTCGTTCTCTTCGTTGAAGCTGATCTGCGTAACAACGTAGTCCAAGCTCTTGCCGTTATTGGACAAGTACTTAGAGTAGTTTTCAAAGGTGTGGGTATTGTCACCAGCACCGTCACCGAACAATGACTTAGAAGCCAAGTTCATTTGATAGACTTCGCCTTCAAGTGAAGTACCAAAATCTTCTTCTAACACGAGCGCAATGCGACGTGAATAGCGGCAAGCCTTTGAGTTGCCCATACCTGAACCCTTGGTGTTTTGGGTGCAGTTATCGCAACGCTCAGCTTGTTTGTTTGTCGCACCATCATCAGGCGTGCGACCATCATTAGAGAAGCAGTCGGGCGCAGTCGGCTCAGCATCGGGACTCCATGCTTTTGCATAGAAGATACGACCCACAGCAGGGGACGCATTAACGATGATGGCGTTCAGGTTGCCCTTGATCTTGCCCATCTCTTCACCACCGACCGTTTTACGGAAGATTCCGTTTTTAGGCACGATGCGCTTAACGCCAGATTTACCGGCTAATTGTTTTGTGAGCTCGCTAACACCTGCGCTTTGCAGAAAGTCGGGGAGGTCTTGGTTGAGAATAGTAAGATTACTCATTTCATTTTTCCTTAGAACGTCTAACAACCACGGTATAAGCATTTTCCACATTGAGGCCAAGTGGAAGAACTGTGGGATTCTCAGATAAAAACTCCTTCATGTTTGTTTGATGAAGTCTCTTCTCTAACAGGCCAAATGCACCATGCTCCTCTATGAAGTCGTACATTGAATCCCAATCATTCGTCCAGTACCGTGACTTTACCGAGCGAATAATTGTGCCGTGTGGGGTGCGAATGCTATCGGCATTCATGTCTTTGCATACATCGAGCATCTGTGCTTCTAACACTTCCATCTGCTCTTTGAGATCGTTGTCTTCAGCTTCAAACATGCGCTTGTTGTCGGCACGTTTGTCTCTGATCTTGATATAGATTGTGGTCAGCTTGTCCAAATCTAAGGGGGTGACTCTATCCTTGACTTCTTCGTCCATCTAATTCTCCTAATGGTTGGGTGTGTGGCAGTAGCAGTTCACATGAAGCAGTGGATTTCAAAACATTTACAGTCAACAATGGCGCTAACCCATTGCCTACCACTGCCACACAAATACAAGTGTACTCTAACTTTTTACATTGTCAAGAGTTTCCGAAGAAATTTCTTGCTTGTACAGATCAATTACTTTTTGGTGGTTGTTGATGTTGCCCTGAAGCATCGTGTACATCTTAGCCTCGATGGGGCTACCCGTAATGTGTACGACTGTCATGTTATTAACTTGCCCGGGGCGGTCGATACGTGCGTTGGCTTGCAAGTACGTTTCAACACTTGTGCATGGAGCATACCAAATAATTGTGTTGGCGGCAGTTAGAGTTAACCCGTGTGACGCCGCCTTCGGTTGGATGATTAATACTTTTGGTTCCGGTTGCTCTTGAAACTGCTTGACAATATCTGAGCGTTTGTTTACAGGAACCGAGCCGTTGATTACTTCACATGTAATGTTGTGTTTCTGTAAGTGCTTCTCAAGTAATTCAATAGTGTGCGTGAACGGAACAAACACAAGCACCTTGTGGCTTGACTCTTCAATGACTTCTTGAACTACGTTGAGCCTATTGCTTACGTCAAACTCAATGACTTCGCTTGTATCCGTATACACCGCACCTCCAGCTATTTGCAAGAGTTTGTTAATTTGTACGGCAGCATTAACTGCTGATACTTCTTCGCCAGCAGCCTCAATGAGCATCTGCTTCTTTAGTATGTTGTAGAACTTTAACTGCTGCGGTGTCAATGGTGCATCTCGCTCAACAAACGTAACGGGCGGCAAATCAAGGCAGTCGGCTTTCTCAAACCGAATGGCTGGCTGTAATGCTTTGTGAACGATTAGCTGTGCGGTTGGCTTGGGTATCCACTTGTACATAGTGAGCTTCATCATCACTGTGTCTCGGAACTGCCCGAAGAAAGGCGACACGCCCTTGGGGTTCACGAGCTTTGCCAATCCGTAAGCATCCACAGGCGATTGAGCGGCAGGCGTACCCGTCAACATCCACAGACCCTTGATAACTTTTGTTAGGTCTCGTAGGTCTTTCCAACGCTCGGTTTGCGCATTCTTATAGGCTGACGCTTCATCCACTACGATGAGGTCAAACCCACCCGCCATGATTTCTTTCTTGACGATGCCAACGCCATCGAAGTTAATGATGACGAATTCAGCACCCAGACTCACAATCTCTTTGCGCTTACGTGCGGCTCCATAAGCGACTGATACGGTGCGGTGGATGGCAAACTTAAACAAATCATTCTGCCAAGCCGACTTCATGATCGACAAAGGGCAGATCACTAATACACGCTTCACTAATCCAATGGTCATGAGGTAGTCGACTGCCCAAATAACTGATGCTGTCTTACCTGTACCTTGCTCGTTAAAACAGAATGCCTTGCGGTTTGTTGTAAGGAATTCTGATGTTGTCTTCTGATGTTCAAATGGCGTGAACCCCGGGGGACGAGGCCACGTATACTCTGATAGGTTCATTTTTTCTTACGTTCCTTGGTACTTACTTCTGATACGACTTTGTGGTTTGACGCACGTTTGAATGATCGGTTGGCTGATGGGGTTTGAAGTTTGACTCCGTTCCCGTTTGTGCCACCTTTAGATAGTGCCTTGATGTGAGCAACATCTTTGCCTTCGCGGACGTCAGCACGTCCATCTTTGTTTTTGTCTGCATTCTTTTTATCTATACCTTCTCTAGCACGCTGACGCTCTAAACGATCTGGGCTTTCACCACGAGCAATCTGCTGCTGATATTCTTTTTTATATGGGCGGGGTTTATTTACGTAGGGCATGTTAGTTCCTGTTGTATTCACATTCTCTCACCGAGCAGAACTTGCACAGTGGGCCTTGGATTGGATTCCATACCCCATTTTCTAACGCCGCTTCAATTCTTGCAACATCTCGGGCGGGGGGTTCAATATATTTCTCTACCATTTCTGAGTAGTGCATAGCCCTCACGAATTCCTTGCTGACTACAAATAATAGGGCTGACTTCACCTTCCGAATCTCCGGAAACTTGGCGAATAATCCACAAGCGACAAGATCCAGTTGCTTCACATCCGCATATCTCGCACTCTTGCTTGTCTTGTAGTCTATGGAGTGTGCCGTCCCCGTTGTCCGATTGATAATCACCAAATCCGCTACCCCATGCCACCATACATTTGGAGCATCGAATTCGCACGACTCTAAGGTTTTCGTCAATCCAAGTTTTACTTCGCATAACTTCTCTCCGGGGATGTCTTTTAAGACGTCTAGGGTAGCTTGCATATACGCAAACTGTTCAGGGATCGGTACCCCATCACGAATGTATTCCTCCGCCACAGTGTGAGCTGTTTTTCCATACAGTGTTGCCTGTGTATCCGGCTCAACAATGTCCTTGGCTATCTTAGTGTGGTAGTACTTCTTAGGGCACTGTTGAAATGTTTTCAGGCTACTGAACGACCAAACGATACTCATACTGTCTTTCTGTTACAGATACGGCCCGGGCACGTATCTTGGTTGTCTATCTGCATGCTCAAACCTAGCACTACGTGCGGCGGCATAAGCTTTTACCACGTTGGGGTAGTGCCTGTACACATGCACTTGCATAGTATCAATGCCCCAATTATCTTCTGCTACTTCCAATCCATACACAGGGGCTAAGCCAAACATACGTGTAAAAGGAGAGTTCTCTAATACCGCCAAACGACCCCCATCAAAGAAGGCATAGCTTTTAACCAAACCTTTGTAATGCTGAATAATTGGGTGTACATAAATTTTTTGATCGGACGCTTCAGGTATGTCAGAAAGCAGAAGTAGCCCTGCATTACTCTTGTTAAACGAGTTGGCAAAGTTAGGAAGTATCCCCCCAAAGTCGTGTATTTGTGCATGGTGCTCCCAATTCTTTTTCAACGCATCTTTGTCACCCTTAACTTCTACGAACACACCACCGCCCCTACCATCAGGCAAGAAAAAGTCAGGCAAGTACCGCGCTATATTTGGCACATGCCTTTCTCCAGTCGGAGAGTCGGGGTCACCAACACATTCATAAATTCCAATATCTCTTTCGTACCCTTGGTCTTCGTACTTCCACTCTATACCCAAGGTGTCAAAGAACACAGCCCATCGTGCTTCTAACCTTGAGCGAAAGCGATAGCCCTTGTACGTAGTTTCGATTGCTTTAATTTGATTCATTCTTCATCCCATAAGTCGTTAGGCCAAACTAACACAGGGGTTTCAATTCCCAAGTAGCCGCCTTCAATGTTGAACTCAATAAACTCCCGAGCTTCCTCGGCATCCATACCATCTTGCATCAGGATTTCTCGTATCTTCTCGGCGTCGTAAACTAATACAGATACTTGCGTACTCTCACGCCAAATGCTTGCGGGCCCAATAATCGCTTCGTCATACCCGTTGTATTTAATCATGTGTTCTTCTCCTTGAGTTTGGCTTCAATGGCTTTGGCAAAAGGTTTCCAGCTTTGACAAGATGTGGCGGCGTTTATCTCTTCATCCGTCAATCCAGTCCAAGGTCGCTCAATAATGTCATGCCCTGATTGCGCATAGGCTTCGGCTCTCCACATAGCGGCTCGGTTTTTGTGGTACTCACAGTGTGGGCAGTCAGTCATCGCTTCATCCCCCGCACAAAAGCGGCGAAGCTTGCCATTGTGTCCTTCTCAAAGGCTTTCATCTTTTCAAACTCTTTGGCTACTTCTTCCAATACATCATCCCGCTGCTTGTTCGGGCTTACGTATTCTTGAATATCATCATCGTCGTTCATAGGTCGTCTATTCCTTTCTTCATTAACTCTTCAAAATCTTCGTCAGCTTTTATGTCTTGATAAATTAGCTCTACAAACTGCATCAAGTTGGCAAAGTCACCGCGAATCTCAATTTCGTCAATGTCTTTTTCTTCTTGACCATCTGGAATTAGCCCCGCCATTAAAGCAAACGAAACGACAGCGCTAAGTCGCACCCTTGAAAACTCTTTATTAACATTCTCCATAGCTCGCTCCATACCCCGCTTCGCAGTTAAGGGGTAACTCCATACCCCATGATGGTCGTGTGCGCATGCACATCTCAACGTATTCCAAAGCGGTTTCAACCTGTCCAGTCGGCGCAATACAAGCGATGGCGTCATGCACAGTCATCACAACTCGGTACTTCTTTGCAACCATTAGCATCTGCTCACCGATCACGATACGGGCTAACGCTTGGCACACGTTCTCAATTACCTTACCACCATAAATGCGTGTCGGAATGATTGCTTTGCCCTTCTTAGTGTCGTATACCAGCTCAGACTTACCTTCGTCGTTCTGAAGTATGCGTAGGTTGGGATAGCGTAGGTACAAACCATTGGGCAGAAGAATCCCATCGTTGCCATCTATCTTTAAAATATTGCCTCGACCTAATGTGGTCTGCTGATTCTGTAATACAGCTTTGAGGGCTGTCGCCGCAGATTTCCATAGCTCAGTAATCTTCGGATACGTTGCGCGGTACGTGTCGATAATCCGTGTCGCTTCATCCAAGTCAATCGCCACATTAAAGTTCTTGAGTTGAGCTTGGAACTTCTTCGCACCCATGCCGTATCCACATCCAAGAATTGTCGTCTTACCAACAAATCGCTCGTCCTTCGTAATCTCCGTGACGTCTTTGCCATAGATAGCAGATGCCATGATTTTGTATACATCTTCGCCCCTGTCAAATGCGTCTACCAAGTCGTCTTGCTCTGCAAGCCATGCGAGCGTACGTGCTTCAATTTGTGATGAGTCTGAATCAATCATCATGTAGCCGTCCGGGGCAATGATTGCTTTCTTCAGCGGTGAGTTGCGTTGTAGGTTTTGCAAGTTGAGCTTGTCATCTCCACCCCACCGCCCTGTGTGGGCGGCATAGTAGCGTAGGGGTACAGGCAACGAGCCGCGCTTAGCGATACCAAGAAACCTTTCAGTCCTTGTCTCTTCTATCGTAGACTTAGTACCCAATCTCGCTGCCACTAAAGATTGAACCTGTGTATTTGGATGTTCAAGCAGTGCCTTGAACTCTTCGTCTGTTTTAGAAAAAGCAAAGGTTTGTTTGCCGTTTGCGGGGCTGACTTTCATTGGTGGTGATACACCATAACCTTCCAAGATAATGGCAAACTTTATGTTACTCATCAGGTCGTCTTTGTCGAAGTTCTCAAGTAGCTCTTCTTTGCGTTGCTTCTCTCGCAACAAATGGTCTTTGATAAGGTCTCCATTCAACTGCAACACAGGATCGGTGAACATGCGGACAGTCAAATCAATCAGGCGTAGCTCAACAGGCGGGAAGCCTTTGCTCATTGCCCCAAACAATTCCCACGTAAGCGTAACGTCGTTCTTGCAGTAGTCGCCATAGCGAGCTAACTGCTCGGGGCTAAAGTCCTGACGCCGCAGACCTAGTGCATTTTCTACCTCAGTGCCTTTCTCGCCAAGCCCATAGAAGTTTGACAGCACCTTTAAGCTACCGCCTACTTGCGTACCATGCAAGGCTCTACCCATAGATAAAGTATCAAGCCAACCCTTGGGGCTAATGCCGTATACCCACTTCAAAATTGCGCCATCGAACGGGGCGTTGTGCGCAAGCGCCAAACTGTTAGCCCAATCGTATCGGGTGAGGAACTGGTGCATGGATTCACCATCGCCACTAAACCATTTAGGCTCACCATCGTTGACCTGTACCGCTACGCCAATAGTTTCGAACTCAGGGCTACGAATGTATTCCTCTGTGGTAACTTTTGTTAGGGAGAACTCACGAGAATAATATGTCTCGAAGTCAATCGTTAATATGTTCATTCGGTTCTTTCAATAACTTCATCATTCCAATGGCTGTCTCTTTGTCTAAGCCTTTGGCTAGGGTCGTGCTTGTTCGCTTAAAGTCAAGGTAGTCCCATCTGTATATGGTGTACTTGCCGTAGCGGGAGCGCATCACGTAGTGCGTGCCTACCCATGCAGTTTTTTTATATTCTTTATCGAACACATCCTGCATTACAGGTAGTAGCTGATGTAGTATTTCGGCACGACTAATTATTGCCATTGCACTCACCTATAACATTTGTTAGGTATTCGAGGTTGTCTTCACGAATGATGCACGTGTACCCGCCCGATGCGTTGATCGCTTGCATATTCTTTAGTTGTAGCGCGGTCGCTTGTCCCTTGCCAGCCTTGGCTTCGATCGCTAGGAACTTGCCGTTCACGCAACACAAGAAGTCAGGTACACCGCTATTGCCGTAGCCAGTACCAATAGGCATAGCGTAGTAGATGTTGTGGGCTTTTAAGATAGCCTTGATCTTTGCCTTGACCTTGGCTTCAGGAGTCGTTGCCATAGATCATGCTCTTCCATACCGAGACTGAGGGCATGTGGTTGTGGGATTTAGTTGGCGGTGTGTAGCCTTGGTGCGATACCCAACCCAATGTCTTGAGCGTGCGAACGCCTGATACCCATACGTTAGGGTGCAGTTCTTTGGGTCGGAATAAAAGTTTCTTGCCGCAGTACTCTCGGAACTCATCGCCGAGGACAACTGGTTTAGATACTAGCAACTCTTCTGCTAACTCTAAGTAACGCTCGACAAACTCGGGGCTTACTCTGCTTGCCTTTGACCAACACTTGTCAGCAAGTACAAGTGCGTTGTCCATTCGTTCGCTCATCTGATACTCCAAGAAGTTTTTCAAGTCTTGATAATAGCATAACTTTTTACTTTGTCAATAGTACAGACGAAAAAAAGCCCGCACTAGGCGGGCTTAGTTCTAACAAATGTTAGGTATCACTTGAGCGAATTGATCTCGCGTGTCAGATACCACTGAGCTTTGCGTAAGTCTTCCAACTTGTTGCCTTTGTGGTCGGCACGAGTCAGATACTTAACCACATTGCCAAGGTTGTACCCGAGCTTCTTGGCTTCGATGAAGTCGATCGTCTCGATTCCACCTACTGTGTAATGAGCAGGGTTGTTGACCGGGTCGGCTTTTGGCTCAAACATTTCGATCTGGCGTTGCCCTTGCATACGCAACTTTGCTTTTGCTACACCCGCTTCGTACGCAAGTTGTGCCATGCGTTTGGGTGTCGTATCTATAACTGAATCCTTATAAAAAGGAATGTCCGATGAAGCAAATGCAATCGTCTTCCAGTTAGATTTGTCGGTCAGGGCTTTCTTCTTTTGCATCCCCCCAAGCTTCTTCGCTACCTTGGCTTTCTTCTTTGCGTTCCACAGCACTGTGGCTACATACGCAGGGGTTACGCCTACCACCTTGGCTACGTCTGCTGACTTAGCTTTTGGGTTAGTCGCAACATAGTTACGGATTTGCGCTGACTTGGTTGCTTTTGGTATTGTTGCTAATTCGATCATGATTTGTTTCCTGTTTGGTTGTTAACGTACTCGGTAAGAACTTCTCTCATTTTGGCTTGCTTTGTATACGCATAGTTTGTGTTGAAGTAATCCATCACATCCTTTGGTAGACGCAAGCTCGTACAAGATAGCGCGGGTTTCTTACCAAGCCCCCGCCCTTTCTTTTGTTGTTCCGGTTTTAGGTATTCAATTCCTGTTGTCATTTTTTAATCCTTCGTAATACTTTTTAGGAAATGGGTCTTTCTTATCCAGTAGCTCACGTAGCCACTGCGCACCACCAAAATGATTAAAAATAATCCACTGCCTATCTGACATTCGCATGTTTCTCCCTATCAAGGGCTCGGGCGGTTTAGGTCTTGGCATTTAATAAACTCCTTGCTATTACTCTGTTAGCCCAACATCTAGCACATGACCATCTGTGTGGGGACAATTCGATTCCCCCCTCGGGGGGTTTCATCTCTTCGCACTTGTTGCATAGCTTGTACTTGTGTACAGGTTGCCTACTTCCAAGCTCAAGTTGTCGGTTTACAAATCCATTCATTCGTATATCGCCTTTGCTAGTAAGTCCGCAATCCTTTGGTCACTCTCTTGAGTAGCCTCCGTCTCATGGAATATCCTCTCGATCTCAACCAACGCTAGGTAATAGTCCCCACCCTTGAGCGCATGCTTGAGCTTGCTTTCGTCTTGTGGGTACGTGTATTCAAGTACGATTTTCATACGCTGCTCCCTTGGTGATGCGGATAAGCAAGCGAGCCTTACGAAAAGTTCTGCGTATGTCGGTGTGTGCCGCATCTATCCACTTAAACTTCGGGTGGTCGCACCCCCGTAGGGGAATAGCCTTTGATTGATATTTCAACTGTTCCATTTCATACTCCTTCGCTAACATTTGTTAGCTCATCGACCAACAAAACAAATATCTCATTCGTTACCTTGCAACCTACATCGGTGAGATACTGCTCATCTTCCACAAGTTTAAGCATACCCATCTTCATACGCATATCCACGGGGAGCGTATTATCATCGTATAGGTCTACCTTGTCACCTATTTTGACTAGGTACTTACCTGTATCTTTAACTACCAATGCGGTCTTATTATTACTAAAGTCCTCTTGCACTTTCTCGATAGTCTTCATCTCGGTATCGAGTAACTCTACCTTCTCCATAGAGACAGTAACCTTGTGTCTAAGTGAGGGTATCGCTTCTGCTTTTAGGTATTCCAAGAACAGGGCATTACCTTTAGTCTCAGCCCACACCAACATCTCATTCTTGATATTGCCTTGGTGCTGTGTGCGCTCACGCTCTTTGTTCCAGCTCGCTCGAGACACTACACGTTCTGCCGCATCCTTAGCCTTCTGTATACGCTCGTTGGGATTCATCTTGCCGAACATCTTCTTCGCCATGAGGATAGCTTTGTCTGCATCCACTGTGCGATACGAATCAGTACGTTGTCTGCCCTTACCAATACGATCGTTACTGATACAGATAACCTTCCCGCGTTGACCCATGTAACTCAACCCGATAGACCCTAGCTCTTCACCATCTAGCTTAACTGTAAAGCCTGATGCCACTCGAGCGCTACCCATGTGCATCCCACTATTGTTGATAACGAAAGTCCAAAGTGGATTCAATGAAGCCAGTCGGCTAACCACAGGGTCAAGCATGGAGTACACGCCAGTCATTTTCAGCCCCTCCTTATCAAGAGACTTCTGCAAGTCTTCACCAACAACTATGTTGCTCAAACTCAATGTATTCATAGACATATTCACTTACTCCTAACAAATGTTATTACCACTCGAACTTACCCAAGATCGCATCGACCTTGGACTTTAGATTCTCACGAACCAACGGGCTATCCTTGACCTCTTCAATGTCAGCACCAAGCATAGCTAGCTCTACTTGCCTACGTGCATCCTCTAACTTGGGGTCGTTAGTCACGTTCAGCTTTGTCAACAACTCACACAACTCCAATGGGTTGGTAATCAATGAGTCGTGATACCGCTTCTTCTCATCGCCTGAGCCTTCCAACTTCTTGGACATACCCAAGAGAACTTCATGCAGTCTCTCCCATGGTGTGCGCATCGCATCGGCCAACTTCTCCGAGTATTGAACTTCATACGCTGACCTCATTTCCTCTAAGTCATGCGCAGGAATGTCTAAGCGAAAGTCACCAGCCTCGGGCAAAGGTTTCACACTACGCTTGAAGCTGAACTTAGTCCTAACAGATGTTAGGTCGGGGTAGTCCTCTGCCTTGTACATAGAACCCAAGTTGACCTTGGCTTCCTCAACCAGTCGCTCGTACTCGTCAAAGAAGTTATCGCACAACATGTTGAACGTACGCTCGTATCCATTCATGGTCTGCTTGTAGTCCATGAACAACTTGGTCGGCAACATACGCTCACCCTTGTCTGCCCAAGGTAAGGTGTGTTGGTTGTTGTAGAGTCGTACCCTTGCGGCGAACTTCTCAATGTCTGCTCGTAGGCTTGTACCCGCAAACAGATTCTTCTTGGTCTGTGACGCATCTTTGTGTGCTGATGCGCTTGCATTGACTTGGCTCGTGATTTCACGATCAATCTTTGCGGCAGGCCATACGCTGATGTTCAACTCTACTAATACTGCTGATGCACTAATACTCATTTCAATTCTCCTCTTTTAAACTGTTTAGCAACTTTGATAAGGTCTCCGTCATACACGTAGTCATCCTCATACGTTGTCCAGTTGGGGTCAAACCAACCTATCAACTCGTTTAACTCTGCGTCTATCTCAGTAGCTAGGTCTACAATTTCTTGCGTTACCTCTTCCTCATTGCTGATAGTTGATGCCAACAACTGCGCTCGTTTCAATAGCTCTACTAATACTGCTGATGCACTAATACTCATGATTATTCCTTAATTGGTTTTCCGGCTAATCTAGCCATTTGATAATGTGTGTCGCTCACGATACGCATACTGAAGTGAGCTTCATTCGGATACACGTGGTAGGTGTAAGTACTGTCCATCCCTTTCTCTTTGCGCACGTCATCACTCCACCACTTCTCTTCGTATACGTCGGCACTCTCTAAGCACTCGACCAACGCCATTGCTTTCTCTTTGGTCATCACTAACTTGCGATAGCCAATATCAACTACTACCATCTGATACCTCCTAACATTTGTTATGAACCACCACAATTTAATCCTTGACAAGAATCGTTTTGCCGTTGTCTGCAACACAATCGTTTCCTCCTACGATCGCCCACAGTACAGGCGCAGTCCAGTCACTACCCCAATCGCTACCAACATACCCATCGGTGAGCATGATGACGCACTCGGGTACGATACGTTTCTCTTTCAGATACTCAGATACACATGAGGGTGACGTACCTCCACCACCTCTAGGCTTAGTAGAGTTGATGATGTTAGACACATCGTTCTCGGAGTACTCCTCGTGTGCGGCTACTCGGCTATCCCAATAGATCAAGTCCACTTGGCTAGGCTTTACTTCTTCTGCGATACCCTTAACTTCTGTTAGGAAGCCCGACAACTCTTCTTGCCCAACCGAACCGGATGTGTCTACGGCAATAACCATATGACCAACCTTCTCTCCGATCAAGCTAGGCATGTACGTACCCATAGACAAGAACCTACGATTCACCCTACGCCATGACGATGTATCTTTTGCGCTACACGTAGACTTCACGAACTCACGCAACATTTCACGCCAGTCGACCTTGGGTTCGAGCAACTCGAGCAAGTCACGATCGAGATCACCACCACCAGTTCCCGCAATCTTTTGGTGCGCCATTACTCCTTGGCGGATAGCCTGATCTATCTCACGCTCGAGAACCTTCTTCTCCTCCTCGGTCATCTCCTTTGCACCATCCCAATCGTGGTCATCGAACCCTTTGCCCTGACCTTGACCCTGACCTCGGCTATTCCCACCCTCTTGATCTGACGGCTCTCCGTCATCGCAAGGGTTCTCGCCCTTGTTCTTCTGCTCCTCTTTGAGTAGGTCGAACACTTGCTTGGCATTGAGTCCACGATACTTCTCGTCAAGTAAACCCATCGGCTTACCCTTCAACTCACCATCCGCCCAACGTGGCATCGCAATGACACGCTCGCTAGGATCGAGGTCTTTGAGCTTAAGGTTAATCACGTAGTCACAAGCCGCATTTGCCAGCGAATGATTCTCATCGTGCAACTTACGCCATGTAGTCAAGTGACGAAACGCCTTGTGTAGATTCTCATGGAGTACCACGAAATTCAACTCAGGCTCTTTGAGCATAGCCACGAACTTGCGACCATACTTCTCGTCTCTTCCGTTGGTGCATGCAGTTGGGATGTTATCCACTACACTCGTACGACCAACCATCAAAATGCCAGACCAAAGGGCAAACCTCGGGTCACGCATCAATGTAATCTTCGCCTTCTGTACTTTACGTTCTTCTAACATTTGTTACCTTTCGTTGTTTAATAATCACACTCAATACTTCTATTCACATACAGTAAGCTCTCGGCTTCCGAGCAACTGCGTTCTTCTACATCTTCTACCTCCTCTCCTAGACGCACGAACTCCCACAACCATTTGTCCCCACCATCGCTGAGCTTCTCGAACTTCTCGATCGCTTGCTCGAACCCCTTTACATCGGGGTACGATGGATACCACTTCATCCCATTCATGGTGAACTTGATACCCTGTACGTGTCTAGGCATACCACCACTAAACAACCGCATGTACTCGTCACCCCTGAAGAACTCGGGAATGTTCTCGTCAATGAATAGCTTCATTGCAGGGTACTCCGTAGGGTCGTAGGTGTAGAACACCGCCATCACATCACTTCTGTATCCCATGATCTAATCCTTCCAATATCATTTTCAAAACCTTTTCACAAACTTGTTTATCGGGATGCTCGAACAAAGTCTTGCAATCCCTTGTGTCGTATACACAGTACCCGACCACTAGCAAATCCCAGTCAGTATGTTCACCATGCTCAGTTACCCACCTAACTATGTACCGCCTGAAGTCGGTTGCACTTGTGCCGTTCATTCCTAACATTTGTTAGAGTAGGTCTTGGTTCTTAACAACCCAGTCCTTGAACGCACTGCTTGAGAAAGCAATGGATTGTTTGGCGGGATTCTTGGCAATGTTGATTGCGAACACGGCTTGCCACTCGGCATCGAATCGAGACAAGTAATCCATGAATGGACTAATGGTTTCTTTCGTAATGCGAGAGATAGCACCGAACACCACAATGGCACATGCGCCCGGACTTGTGGGTACAGTCGTAGTCTTTGGCTCTTTAATCGTGGCCTCCCATGTAGGGAGTTGGTCAGAGAACTCAATGTACGCTTGCATATCACGCGCACCCGATTCACCAATCGCACCGGTCAAGGCGGCAATCACCGAATCAGGGTCGTTCTCTTTGCGAGTCCGTACAATGTTCGATGCTGTCTCCAATGAGCGTGGTGATACGAACGCATGCTGAGCTTTGCGTGGGTTGTAGATGTATGGGTTGTCACCTTGTGCCGCATCGGTATAGCTTGCAAGTACGTGAGGGAAACGATTCACCCATGCAATCACCTCGGCTTCGAGTCCCTTACCAATAGCCCACTCAATCCACTGCTCGGCATCGGGTTTGCAAATTGTTACCGGCACTAGTCGGTTACGGCTATGCGCTTTGAGGGAGTCGCCTACGCCATCGGTCGTCAGATTACCAGTCAAGAACACTATGGTATTGGCGGTGAGGGGAATGTCACCGAGTCGTGGGTTTGCCTTCTCAAGCATAGGGTGAAGCATGTTCTTCACAGGGTCAGCACCCTTCGTGAACTCATCAAGCATGATGACCAATGGCTTGTTCTCATGAATACGAAAACGTGCATTGGGGTAGTAGCGTGTGGTCTTGGAGTCGTGGTCGATCACAGGCATTGCGATGTCACCCAAGTCCATATTGGGTACGTCAATATAGGCATACTCAAAGCCGAGGGAGTCGGCAATATTCTCTAGTAGGGAGGACTTCCCAATCCCGGGCTCGCCTTGCAGTAAGAACCGAGTCGTTGGGTTTGTGCGGATAAGGTTAGCCGCTTGCTTCAAGGTAATTGATTTACCGAAATTGATTTCTGCCATGATGGTCTTTCTAATACGCTGATAGTTCTAACATTTGTTAGGTTAGCAGGAAGCATTTGTTTTTGCCCCTACACCTAGGCTACTATGGACACAATTATCCAAAAGTAACTTATATTATACCACATTTAAGTGGATATGTCAAGTTATTCGTGGTATGTTTCAGGTATTCCTTTCTTCAAGTTTGGCTTCAATCTCTGCGGCAAAAAGCATCCATAAACTGTTAGGCTCATGTAATGCACGAATAAATTGTTGTTCTAATTGCACTTTGGTTGTGGGCGGTAGGTCTAGTCGTGAGATAACTTTTAAAGCTAATTCAATAGCCTCCCCATCCGTTAGCCCTACCCATGTGCGCCGTGTTGTCATGCTTCTCCCCTTAGTTTGTATGCCTTGATAGTCTTAAGCGTGGGGTACTTGGTCGTGAACCTTTCCCTTGCCGCTACCTTACTCTTGGCTTCGAGGCTCTCGGCAATCCACATGCCGAACCTTCCACTCCACCCTGTCACGTAGTATCTAGCTAACATTTGTTATGTTTCCTTTAATTAATTTGTAGTACGCAACCACCTCATGCTTGCGCCCCTTTGTTATAAGAATCGCTTCCGCATCGGGGTCAGGCACGCGCAATGTACGCTCGTGGTTACGTAAGTATTTGTAATCGCCTTCCTTCAACATAATCACAACGCCTGTCCTTGGTAGTCGGCAAAGGTAGTACGGCTCATACATCTTCATCCTCCTTGAACCCAATGTCGTATTCGTTGTACTGCCATAGGCGCTTACCCAACCAATGCACCTCACCCTCGACAAACTCCCATGTCTTGTAGTTCATGCAGTCGTGGAACGGCAAGTCCTTGCGACCGAACCCTATCAGTAGCTCTACCAACTTAGGCGCAAAGTCATTGATATGGGTAGTATCAAAACCAAAGTACCACCACCCATCATCACCCAGTTCCGAGTACGTTATGCCCCCATGCACGTTGTCACTTATGTCACTCAGCTCAGGGTCAGGGTCTATGTTGTTATTGATACCCCAGAACCTATGCTCTTTGGGTATGCCCACGTAACCACATAGCGCACCCGAACCCTCCATCCTAGATATGCGGCACTTGTACCCGCTAGGTTCTTGAACCCACTCCGCATGGTCGGGCTCGTTCTCCCATGGTCGCACAGGGTAGAACAGTTTCATCTTCATGCTTGCTTCTAACATTTGTTAGTTCCTTCCTAAAGTTATTTCGTACCACTTCCCTAGCATCCAGTCGGCTAGCGAACCACTTGCTCAATCGTTGGGGCTCGTACCCCTCAGACTCGTCTTGTAGTAATGATCTCGGTTTCATGGTTTACCTCCATCTTTAAATACTTGTCAGTCAGCCCTGCCATTGCTTGCATAGCCCCATGGTCGTCACTCTCGGCAACTATCCACCAAGACTTGTACCTACCTCGGTGTCTAGCAATCTCGGTATAGTCGTACCACCTACGCTCAACCACAATGAACATACCTGACCTCCCACGCAAGAGCATCCACTTCTTCTTGCGCCTCGGCATTACCACCCCTTGTAGATAGCAACGCACAACCAAATCACCGCAAGTACCAAAGCGGCAAAGCGGTTCAACGCCCTCGCTAGGAATATCTGCGCAACCATAAAATAGAACTCGGCTGGTGTCATAGCGGTCTCCAATAAAGTAAGTCAAGGGCTAGGACAATACAGGCAAGCAGTATCACCACACGTTCGAGCTTCTCCCAATTAGTCAACATTTGTTAGCCCTCCACAACTTCGTTAACAACTACACGCAAAATCCTCAAGCCCGCAAAGATTTCGACAACCTCGAATTCAACCCCTGCTTTGTCGAGCAAGTCGTACAGTTCTTGTGCAGTCATTTGACCTCCCTCTTCATGTGTATGGGTAACTCTTTGGCATTGAGTACAGGCTTGCTCTCCTCCACTCGTGCGAACTTCATCGCCTCGCCTAACATTTGTAAGTAGTCGGTCTGACTTACTCGCTTGGACAACTTGTCCACCTTCACGTGTCTTGGTCTCATTTCAACTCCTCCCATGGGCAACTTCTTGCCCGTTGTACATAACAATAATCTCACCCGCTTGCATGCGCTCGTAGATGTATAGCTCGCTACCATCCGTGAACCGAATGGTTATGCCCTCGCCCCATGGGTCGGCATACTTAACATCTTTTACAGTCTTACCCGCAATCAATACTTCTTTGTTCATGTCAGCCCCTCAGTTCTTTTTGATTAGTCTGTTTGAGCGTTGTACGTGCGCTCGCAGGTGTAACAAGTTGGTAGTTACCCTTGCCGTACTCTTGGACTACGCACCAAGAGAGACGTTCCTCACCTGCACTACGCTCTCGGTCTTGTTCGCAGAACTTGCAGAACGCTTGGTAGCGGGACACGTGAATTTCTTCACGGCAATCAATACATTCTTTCCAGTCGGTTTCTAACATTTGTTATCCCCTTGTTACATGTAGTTGACGTTGTTACGTTTGCGAGTGAACTTGAACTCAATGCGCACGTAGTTAGTGCAGTCAGTGCCGACACGTGCGGCTTCAATCCACCAAAAGCGCCATGCCCACATCATGTGCTTGTGAAGCAGTACACGGCAAAACAAGCTGTCTAATCTAGTAATCATTTCTAACCCTTCTAACATTTGTTAGGTTTTGCTTTGTTACGTTTTGTATTGTTACAAAATGAGTCAAGGCGCAAAACCATCTCCCCTGACCCATACTTAATTATACCACAAAGTTACACATAAGTCAAGTAATGAGACGATGGTATCGGTACAGTTTTGTTACGTTTATTTGTAGCAATGTTGCGGAATGTTACGTTGAAAAGTTTTGACATGTAACATTATAAAACCCAATAGAATCAAGGGTTTGCGGAGGAAAAATTGTGTAATGTTATAAAGTTAAACTTTTTTAAGAATAGTGTGTGTGGTCTTCCTAGATTATATTGCACCTCAATTTGCACTATCTGACAAGTCTTGCCTCTGTGAACTGCTATACTCATTCTCAAAAAAACGTAACATATAACATTGCTTTAAAATCAACAACTTACGTGATTTGCAACGTAACATTAGGCGTAACATTGCAACATCGAAACATAACATTTGTTAGAAAGGTCATGGGCTAACCCCGCACAGAGAACTGGTGCAACCTTGCTCATCGGTGACAAAAATTTGGACACGATACCTTGGGCTAACCCCGCACAGAGAACTGGTACACGACCAAAAAATTGGGGGAAAAATAACTTAGTGGTACGCTAACAATAGTTAGAAGCAACTGCCCGAGCAAGCTCGTGCGCAGACAGACGCAAAAAAGCCCCGACTAGCGGGGCTGAGTTCTAACAAATGTTAGGTTTAGTAAGGGCAGGTTTCCAAAGCCCATGCTTGTTGCGTGAATTTATTCATACCCTCGATCATTAACAATAGTTCGTTGTAGTCGGGCTTGGGCATTTCATAGTTCACAAAAGCTTGAAGCAAGGTTTCATGGTCACATTCTGCATGGTCATACAATCGGTTTAACAAGTCGTTGCGTAGTTCTAACAACATGATTTTCCCCTTAAGTGTTTTTGTATTCTTGAATCAATGTTGAACCTTGCCACAATTCAACTTGCAAAAAGGTTTTGGTCAATGCGTTAAACAAAACAGTCGCATCCAACTTTGAAAAAATTTGGCAATCATGGGCAAAACCACGATCACGAACAATAATTGAAAACATAATTTTCCCCTTTGAAATCTAACATTTGTTAGAACCTAGGGTTTCCCCTAGGTTCTGTCGTTTACCGATTACTTGAGGTTTTTGCCCAAGTCCATCACATCACCGCCCATACCTTCAAAGATATCTTTGAGGTTGACCAAAAAGTCTTGGGCGTTGCACTCAATGCCATCCTCATCGGCTTTGTAAATGCGGTTGATCATGGTCTTCAACTCAGCAAGGGTTTTGCTATCGATATCATTACCGCCCGAAACCCTGCCATTAGGCACATAACCCGAAGCCTCTTTGACACGTTGCCAGTATGTGTCAACTGTTGCGGTATGCTTGCGCTTGCCGTCAGCATCGGTTGACTTGATGAATTTCGAATCCCTATCCATCATGGCGTTGCAAAACAATGAACGCTCGGCTTTAACACCCTTTTTGTCTTTGCCGACTAGATCGAACCACTTTGCAATAGTTTTGCCGTTTGTGTCCTTACGATCGAACACATCACAAAGGGCGTTGGCGTAAGTCTGAATTACACCGCCCGTTTTTACCGCTTCTTCAACCAATGCGTTGCGAGCGATAGCCAAAATGCCAGAGTCAATGGCGGAGGACTGAATGACGTTTGTCATAATCTAACCTTTTCTAATTACACTAATGAACCCTATTTCTAGGGATGCACCACATTGTGCGGTGCATGTTATCTATTATACAGATTGTGGTACACTTTGCAAGCTATAAATAAACAAATTAAATAGGGGGGTAGACCTAACAAAATGTTAGATATTGGGTTTGAGCAAGGGGGGACACCCCAAAACTAGAGCAAGGGGAGGTGGCACCACATACACACTGTGTTGCACTGTCAAAGACCTAATTTAAAAATCCCCCCACCCCCTATATATTTTGTACCACAATGCTACAAAGCTCCCCACAGAAACACCCCCCGATGCAAAATAAATCAGGTCAACTCAAAAAATTTTTGCAAAAAATTAAAAGTGATGTTACATTTGCGTCGTTGGTGTGAGGGCCGGTTTGATTCCGGTGTGATCTAAGTGAATAGGTGGGTTCGACTCCCACAACACCAACACCCCCAATTTACTTTGGTGCCTATGATTGAAATACAGCCAAGCGCAGACAAGCCTCTGCCATTTGATATGTCCGATGAGCAACCCAAGACTCACAAGGACGGCATCGCCATCGCTGCAAATACTGCAGACCTTATCGATGTGCTTGGCCCCGGTTTAGATTACGCAGATAAAGACCTACATAAAACTGCAGAGTTAATCGACGGTACCGATAAACCCGCTACACCTAAGCACATAACAGTACCAGCAGAGGCGAAGGCCGCATCAGTACTAATTAAAACGTTTGACTTCCAAGCGTTTGCGGATATACAACAGGCCCGCACATTCATCACAAATAAGTTAGTCAAGATGACTGACTGCGGCGATCCCAAGATTGAGATCAAAGCGCTTGAGCTTTTGGGCAAACACTCCGACATTGGCCTCTTCACTGAACGCAGTGAAATTACTGTGCACCACACTACAAGCAAGGGACTCGAGGACTCTATTAAAGAGCGCATCAAGCGGCTCATGAATGCAGATATAACAGATGTCACTCCTTTGGACGATCTGGATACGCTACTAGGCCCAGTAGAAGAAACCCGCGAAGACGTACCTGAAGACGTACCTGAATCCAATGAGCCTAACACTTAAGGACATAGAAGCGGCAATAAGTACCGGCAAGATGTCGGAAGCTGACCTGCGCGTGCTAGAGGCTTCGCTTGTTAAACTCGAGAAACTCAAAGATCGTGAACTTTGCCAAGAAAAATTTATCAAGTTCGTTGAGCGCGTATGGCCAACCTTCATATCGGGAGCTCACCACAAGAGAATGGCTGATGCGTTTGAGCGGGTGGCAAATGGTACTTGCAAGCGGCTTATTATTAATATGCCTCCCCGTCATACTAAGTCTGAGTTTGCTTCTTACCTGCTTCCAGCTTGGTTTTTGGGTAAGTTTCCACATAAAAAAGTTATTCAGGCGTCTAACACGGGTGAATTGGCGGTAGGTTTTGGTCGAAAAGTGCGAAATTTGGTGGATTCTGAGGTTTATGGCAGTATTTTCCCCAATTTAGCGCTCCAAGCGGACTCAAAAGCAGCCGGAAGGTGGAATACCAGCAAGGGTGGTGACTATTTTGCGATTGGTGTGGGCGGTACAGTGACCGGTAAGGGCGCAGATGTGCTCATTATTGACGATCCACACTCAGAACAAGAGGCTGCAATGGCAGCAAGCAACCCAGAAGTCTACGACAAGGTATACGAGTGGTATACATCTGGCCCTCGTCAGCGTTTACAGCCGGGTGGAGCTATTGTTGTAGTTATGACACGCTGGGCGCAACGAGATTTGACCGGACAAGTGCTTAAAAGTGCGGCTCAAAGGGCTGGAGAAGAGTGGGAAGTGATCGAATTTCCTGCTATTTTGCCTTCTGGAAGACCACTTTGGCCCCAGTTTTGGAGCCTTGAAGAACTCTCAGCACTGCGTGAAGAACTGCCAAATTCCAAGTGGCAAGCGCAGTATCAGCAGAATCCTGTGGGTAACGAGAGCGCGATTGTTAAGCGCGATTGGTGGAAGTGGTGGGACAAAGACGCTCCGCCTATCTGCGACTACATCCTCCAGTCGTGGGACACGGCGTTTGAGAAAACCCAGCGTGCTGACTACTCTGCGGGGACAACGTGGGGCATTTTTAATTGTGAAGAGGACAACTTTGCGCCCAACATCATTCTTCTCAACACATATAAGAAGCGGGTTGAGTTCCCAGAATTAAAACGTGACGTGCTCAGAGAATATAAAGAGTATGAGCCTGACTCACTGATCGTGGAGAAGAAGGCGTCTGGTGCGCCGCTTATCTATGATCTAAGAGCGATGGGTATACCGGTGCAGGAGTACACGCCTAGTAAAGGGCAAGACAAAATTGCCCGTTTGAACTCCGTTAGCGATATCATCGCAAGTGGAAAAGTATGGGTTCCACAGACCCGCTGGGCAGAAGAGTTAGTAGACGAGATTGCAGCGTTTCCATCCGGGGAGCATGATGACTTGGTTGACGCAACAACTCTAGCGTTAATGCGCTTTCGTCAGGGTGGGTTCCTGCGCTTACCAAGCGATGAGCCTGAAGAAATTCAATGGTTTAAAAGCCACCGCCGCGAGCGGTTTTACACAGTTTAAGGATTAAAAATGGCAACAAGTTCTATGGACAAAGGTTTGTACGCAGCCCCTCTCGGTCTTGAAGAAGGTATGGGAATGGCTCCTCTCGAGATTGAGATTGAAGATCCCGAGGGCGTGCGTATTGCTATGGGTGATATTGAGATTGAACTAGAGCCCGGTAAAGAAGATACTGACGAAGAGTTTGATGCCAATCTTGCTGACTTTATGAGCGACAGTGCGCTCGACTCTCTTGGTGGTGAGTTGGTATCAGACTTTGACAAAGATATTAACGACCGCAAAGATTGGATCAGAACTTACGTTGAAGGTTTGAAGTTACTGGGCTTAAAGTACGAGGAAAGAACAGAGCCATGGAACGGTGCTTGCGGTGTATTCCACCCCATGCTGACTGAGTCTGTTGTGCGCTTTCAGTCCGAGGGAATTATGGAGACGTTCCCCGCCGCTGGCCCCGTGAAGACGCAGATCTTGGGTAAGGATACTCCTATTAAAGAAGAAGCATCTGCTCGCGTACGGGAAGACATGAACTACCAACTCACTGAGGTGATGGTTGAGTATCGCCCAGAGCATGAGAAGTTGTTGTGGAATCTGCCTTTATCTGGATCGGCGTTTAAGAAGGTTTACTACGACCCAAGCATTGGACGTCAAGTTGCGATGTTTATCCCGGCGGAAGACATTGTTGTTCCCTATGGCGCATCTAACTTAGAGCGTGCCGAGCGCGTTACGCACGTGATGCGTAAGACTGAGAATGAAATTCTTAAACTGCAAGAAGCTGGGTTTTACAGCGACGTAGACTTAGGCGAGCCGTCCGGTGAGCTTGATGATATTGAGAAGCAGAAAGCTGAAGAGATGGGCATGTCAGCACTGCAGGATGAGAGGTTCCGCATACTTGAGATGCACGTTGACCTTGACTTAGAGGGTTACGAGCACAAGGACAAAGATGGTGAGATGACGGGTATAGCACTGCCGTATGTTGTGACCGTTGAGAAAGCGACAACTAAGATTCTTGCCATTCGCCGCAATTGGTACGAGGATGATGAGTTGCACATTAAGCGCCAGCACTTTGTACATTACCAATATATACCGGGGTTTGGCTTTTATGGATATGGTCTTATTCACCTTATCGGCGGATATGCGAAGAGCGCGACCATGCTCATCAGGCAGCTCGTTGATGCAGGTACGTTATCTAACTTACCGGGTGGCCTCAAGTCACGGGGCCTGCGAGTCAAGGGCGACGACACGCCTATCGCACCGGGAGAGTTTCGTGATGTTGACGTACCAAGCGGATCCATACGAGACAACATTTTGCCACTGCCGTACAAGGAACCCAGTCAGGTTCTCTTTGCCTTGTTCCAGAACATTGTGCAAGAGGGTAGACAGTTCGCTTCCGCAGGAGACATGAACGTCAGTGACATGAGTGCGCAAGCACCCGTGGGTACAACATTGGCTATTCTTGAAAGAACACTTAAGGTAATGGGCGCAGTGCAAGCACGTATGCACTACTCAATGCGTCAAGAGTTCCGTCTTTTAAAAGCCATCATCGCTGACTACACACCAGAAGAGTATGACTACGAGCCAGTCGATGGTTCACGTCGTGCTAAGAAGTCTGACTACGATATGGTCGCTGTCATTCCTGTGAGTGATCCAAACGCTGCAACGATGGCGCAGAAGATTGTGCAGTATCAAGCCGCACTTCAGCTTGCGCAGACAGCACCACAACTCTATAACTTGCCACTTCTGCACCGTCAAATGATTGAGGTGTTGGGCATTAAGAATGCAGCTAAGTTAGTACCTATTGAGGACGATGCTAGAGCTACAGACCCAGTGCAAGAGAACCAGAACGTTCTTACTAACAAACCTGTTAAAGCGTTTATTGAGCAAGATCACCAAGCTCATATTGCAGTGCACACAAGCATGCTTCAGAACCCCAAGATTATGGGCTTAGTCGGGCAGACCCCACAGGGTCAGGCGCTTACTGCGGCAATGATGGCTCACATCAACGAGCACTTGGCATACGCATATCGTAAAGAAGTTGAGCAGACAGTTGGCTTGTTGTTACCAACAGAGGAGCAAGAAAAGAACATGGCTCCAGAGGTGGCTGCACAAGTTGCACAACTTGCTGCACAAGCGTCTACGCGTATGACTCAACAAGCTCAATCAATGGCTGCACAGCAACAAGCTCAACAGCAGGCTCAAGACCCGCTCATCCAAATGCAGCAGCAAGAGTTGCAGATCAAGATGCAAGAGCTTCAGCTTAAAGTTCAAAAGCAACAGGTTGATGCGGCAACTAAGGCTGACCAGCTACGGATTGAAGAGTCGCGTATTGCGGCCCAAAAAGAGATTGCGGCTATGCAGGTTGGTGCAAGCGCAGCCGCTGCTAAAGACAAACTTCAGAAGCAACAGCTTATTGAGGGTACCAAAATTGGCGTTGACATCGCCAAGAACCGCGCTCAGATGGCCATGCAAATGGCACAAAGAACGTCCCAAAAACCTAAGAGGGAGAGAGATTGAACGACTACAAACTTTTGTCGCACATCACTAATGAGATTGAGCGACTTAGAGCGGAGCAAGCTTTTCATCTTGCCAACGGCAGAGCCGCTGACATAGAAGAGTATCGAAGTATCTGTGGGGTGATCCGAGGTCTTAACCTAGCAGAAGATGTAATTAACAACCTCGTGCAAAAAATGGAGAAATCTGATGACTGAATTTAACCTCGCTGCCGTGGACTTGTCTGGCATTCTTAATAAGCCATCCGAAGACAAAGCTAAGCAGTTGCCTGACCCACGTACATTCCATATTTTGTGTGTGGTGCCTGAAGCTATGCAAGAGTATGCAGAGAGTGAAGTTGGAATTATTAAATCCAGCCAATCAATGCATTTTGAGGAAGTACTCACTCCCGTTCTATTTGTCGTCAAGCTTGGGCCTGACTGTTACAAAGACACCACTCGGTTCCCTAGTGGCCCGAGTTGCAAGGAAGGTGATTTCATCATCTGCCGCCCAAATTCAGGCACCCGTCTGAAGATCCATGGCCGTGAATTCCGCATCCTCAATGATGATTCGGTTGAAGCAGTTGTGGAAGATCCCCGTGGAATTACACGTGCAGCATAAGGAGCTAACACATGGCACAAACTGAGTTTAAAGATGACTTTAAGTTTCCTCATGAAGCAGAGGAAGAAGCTAAGGGTAAACCCGAAGCAGAAGATGATGGCGGATTTGAAGTAGAAATTGAGGACGACACCCCACCAGAAGACCGTGGCCGTAGGCCCATGAAGTCGCAGGTAGAAGATGTCACCGAAGATGAACTATCCGAATACGACGAGAAAGTCCAAGCCCGTATTAAGAAATTAGGTAAGGGCTACCACGACGAGCGCCGTGCAAAAGAAGAAGCATTGCGCGAACGCGAGGCGGCTGAGAAGATGACCAAGCAATTGTGGGATCAAAACCGCAAGCTGCAAGAACAAGTATCGCTTGGATCAAGAGCGTACATTGAGCAGTCAAAGAGTTCCGCTGAAATGGAATTTGAGAACGCCAAGAAGAAATACAAAGAGGCTTATGAGTCCGGAGATTCCGATGCTGTAGTAGACGCACAGGCAGAAGTTTCACGGGCAACACTGAATTTAGACAAAGTTCAGAACATGAGGCCTTTACAAGTTGAAGAAAATGATGTACAAATACCACAACGTAGTACAAATCAACCTTCTGTTACCCAAAAAGATCAAAGTTGGATGCAGAAAAACACTTGGTTTGGCACCGATCCTGAAATGACAGCTTCCGCCCTCGGGTTGCATCAGAAGCTGGCTAAGGAACACGGTGCTGGCTTTGTGGGGTCTGATGACTACTACAAACGAGTAGACGCTACAATGCGCCGACGATTTCCTGAGTATTATGATGATACTCAGAGCTATGAAGATGACGCCCCTTCTAAAAAGGCATCAGATCCGGCTTACGAGGATGAACCTCCGCGCCGTGCAACAAAACCCGCTAATGTTGTGGCTTCGGCCTCACGTAGCACTCCGCCTAATCGTATTAGGCTGAAGGCATCAGAAGCAGCGATCGCTCGCCGTCTTGGGGTTCCTTTGGAAGAATACGCTAAACAGGTTGCTCAACTTAAAAGAGGTTAATTATGGATCAAGTTTTATCGTCTGGAAAGACACAAAATCGCGCTTCACGTGAACTAGACACTCGGGAAACGTTCGCTCGCCCAGCGGCGTGGCGTCCTCCTGAGACATTACCTATGCCTGACGACCGTCCCGGTTGGACTCATAGGTATGTGCGTATTAGTACTCTGGGAACTGCCGATCCAAGTAACATTTCTTCGAAGTTACGCGAAGGATACGAACCCTGCAAAGGTGATGAATATCCCGAGCTCATGATGCACGCTTCCACTGAAGGTCGCTTTAAAGGCAACATTGAAGTGGGCGGTTTATTGCTCTGTCGTATTCCAACCGAGTTCATGGCTCAACGAGCCAAGTACTACGAGAACCTAAACAAGTCTCAGGTGGATTCAGTGGACAATAATTTCCTTCGTGAAAATGATCCTAGGATGCCTCTTTTCTCAGAGAAGAGAACCAAGGTCACTTTCGGTTCTGGTACTTAAATTTAGGAGTCTTAAATGGCATATCCTTCTGTCGACGCGCCATACGGTTTTAAACCCGTAAGCCTGATTGGTGGTCAAGTGTTTGCTGGATCAACCCGGGATTACCCCATCCAGTATAACTACGGCACCGCTATTTACTATGGTGACTTTGTCACTACCGCTAGTGGGTACACGCAAATTGCAGTCGTTCCTGTGAGCACAACCAATACAACTACTGGTGTGTTCTTAGGCTGCTATTACACGAACCCCACTACTAAAAACCGTCAGTACTCACAGTACTACCCCGGTAACGTCACCGCTGGTGACATCACTGCCATCATTGGTGATGATCCTGACCAAGTGTTCCGTTGCGCTGTTACAGCCGCTGCGGGTTCTACAACCATTGCTTCTGTCTCATCCATTTTGGTTGGTCAGAACATGGCTTGTAACACTTTGACTGGCTCTGCTTCCACTGGTAACGGTGCTGGTGCAGTTGTTGCCGCAACCGCCAATACATCTGGTGGTGGCTTCCGCGTTTTGGGCTTGGTTCCTGATACAGAAATTAGCTCTTCAGCTACTTATGTGTCTGGTACTGGCTCCACTTCGTTGGTTGTCTCGGGCCTTACTGTTGGGCAAGTCTTGCCTATCGGTACGGATGTCTTTAATTTGGTGAATGGTCAATTGCAATTTACTGGTTCGTCTTTAACAGCCGCTACGACTGTTACGACTACTGGTAGCACTACCCTGACAGTTGTGGCTTCTGCTGCTACTGTTGCTGGTACGGTTGCATTGGTTCAGTCTCCCGAAGTTCTGGTAAAACTGAACTTTGGTGCCCACCGTTACTACGTTGCTTAAGGAGTAACATACCATGGCTATTTCACGCGCACAACTACTTAAAGAATTGCTCCCCGGCTTGAACGCTTTGTTCGGCATGGAGTATGCTCGTTATGGTGAAGAACATAAAGAAATTTATGAAACTGAAACCTCTGAGCGTTCCTTCGAAGAAGAGACCAAGCTGTCTGGTTTCTCTGCTGCACCTGTTAAGAACGAGGGCTCTGCCATCGCTTATGACAATGCACAAGAGGCATGGACAACTCGCTATAACCACGAAACTATTGCTTTAGGCTTCTCCATTACTGAAGAAGCTGTGGAAGATAACTTGTATGACTCTTTGTCAGCTCGTTACACCAAAGCATTGGCTCGCGCTATGGCTTACACCAAGCAGGTTAAAGCTGCCGCCGTTATTAATAACGGTTTCAGCGCAGCCTACCCCGGTGGCGACGGCGTTGCTTTGTATAGCACCGCTCACCCACTGATTTCTGGTGGCACTAACAGCAATCGTCCTTCTACAGCCGCTGACTTAAACGAGACTTCTTTGGAAGCCGCCGTTATTCAAATCGCTGCTTGGACAGACGAGCGCGGTCTTTTGATCGCTGCTAAGCCTAAGAAATTGATTGTTCCCCCAGCTCTGCAATTCGTTGCTACTCGTTTGTTGGAAACCAGCCTCCGCGTTGGTACAACTGACAACGACATCAATGCGTTGAAGAACAACGGTTCAATCCCTGAAGGCTACACCATTAACCACTACCTGACCGACACAAACGGCTGGTATTTGACTACTGATGTACCTAACGGTCTGAAGCATTTCATCCGCTCTCCTTTGGAGAACAAGATGGACGGTGACTTCGACACAGGTAACGTTCGTTACAAAGCCCGCGAGCGTTATTCGTTCGGCTGGTCTGATCCATTGGGTACCTTCGGTTCACCCGGTTCAGCCTAATATTTCTTCGGAAATATTTGAAGGGGGGCCTTGTGCCCCCTTTTCTTTTGGTGTATAAATACGTTAATCCGGGCTTTCCGGTGCATCAAACAGTCCCGGCTGACGACATACAGATTGATGCACTTAACTTGTATGTAAGGAAATATCATGGGATTCGCATCACACCTTGGCCCTTGGATGCTCGGTACTGTTAAGAACACTACTGGCACTACTGTTGGCACTATCCGCAATATGGGCTGTACTGATGTTTCTCAGTCTGGCGTAACAACTGTTGCAGACACTGCGGCAACTACTTTATTTGTAGTACCAGCGGGTTCACGCATTATTATGATTACTGTTGACGTTACTACCGCTTATGCTGGTACTACAGGCAATACTATTACTATCAAAGCGGGCACAACAACATTAGGTACTGTTGGTGGCGCTACTACTACTCCTTTAGCAGTAGGTCGTCAGACATTTACTATTACTGATGCCAGCATTGGTACTTACGTAAACACAGGCTCAACTGATGTCATCATCACCGCTACTTATGCTTGTGCTGGTACAGCATCCGGTGGTTCTGCAACTGTTGGAATGGTTTACGCAGTGCGTAACGCTGATGGTTCACAGAATCCTGCTTCAGCTTAATTAGTCTAGGGGGTCTCGGCCCCTTTTTTAAAGGAGATTAATTATGACGATGCAGACAGACGTAAAAGCCGTCCATTTGGATGCAAGCGGTGCGGGTTATGTGGGTCGCACTAGAGTTCGTGGCTATCAAGTTGCTCCGGGCGGTACTGCCGGTGAAATTCAATTCTTTGATAATGCAACTACCAACGCTGGCAACAACCTGCTAACGCTACACATTACGACTAATACAGCCGTTATTGCGACATTGATACCCGGTGAAGGTGTATTGTTTCAAAACGGGTTTTACGTAGTGTTACCAGCAAGCGCCTCTATTACGGTGTTCTATGGCTAAGAAGAAAGGCCCTGTCCTATCAGTTGGAAGAGGCGAGAAATTGCCTATATCCAAAGGGGCGGGCTTGACTGCCAAAGGCCGTGCTAAGTACAACGCTGCTACAGGTAGTAACCTTAAAGCTCCACAACCACAAGGCGGCAAGCGTAAGGACTCATTTTGCGCACGCATGTCGGGCATGCCCGGCCCCATGAAAGACGAGAAGGGTAAGCCCACCCGTAAGGCGGCTGCTCTTGCAAGGTGGAAATGTTGATATGGCAAGAAATACACCTTACTATGACGATGAACCAAAAGGCGGTGGCGGTGCTGCCCCTGCTGGTGGCGGTGGTGGCCGAAGCGCTGGTAGTGTTAAGCGTGAAGTTATAGACACGACTAAAGGTTCTAAGAGCGAGAAAGAAGCAACGGCACGTGATAAAGACCTTGCTGCAGCTCGTCGTGAAGAAGCGTTAGCCAACGCTAAAACCGAAGGTAATAAGACAGAGTACCAGTATGTAGAGCCGACTGGCCGGGGGACTGTTGCCAAACCCCCAAAAGACAAACCTAATCTGTTTGAAATGACAGACGCACAAAGAAACGCATTAACACCTACTCAGTTACGTAAATATGGGTCTGACGCCTCATTTAAAAACGGCGGCTCTGTTAGCTCTGCTTCACGCCGCGCTGATGGCTGCGCTACAAAAGGCAAGACAAAAGGGCGGATGGTATGACCGAACACTCAGATACCGTAAAGAACACGCTAGATTTTGTGGCTATATTTACCACGTTTGGTTCTTTCTTAGAACTGTTCAACCCACTGTTTGCTTTGATTGGCGCAATAGTTGGTCTGATGCGCATCTACGAGATGACAACTGGCAAAAATTTCTACGACTTATTTAAGCGAAAGAAAGACGATGCCAGCCAAGAGTGAAAAACAAAAGCAGTTCATGGATGCGGCTGCACACAATCCACAGTTTGCAAAGGCTGCGGGTGTACCGGTATCGGTTGCTAAAGAATTTAGCGGCGCGAGCAAAGGGATGAAGTTTGGTAAGGGTTCAGATACGTCCCGCCCCGATCTTCAAAAAGTTAACAAACCTAAGACACTTCATGGGAAGATGTCAATCATGAAAGAAGGCGGTGATACTATGGCTACAAAGATGGGTAAACCTGTGATGAAAAAAGGTATGAGCATGGCTAAAGACGGCATGAAGCGTCCTACTCCTATGGCTGATACATCCATGATGGGCATGAAAAAAGGCGGCATGCCTATGAAAATGAAAGACGGCAAAAAAGTGCCTATTTTTATGTCTAATGGTGGTTCCGCCTCCAAACGCGCCGACGGTATTGCTGTTAAAGGCAAAACCAAAGGTAAGATGATGAACATGGGCGGCAAAGCCTGCTAAGGGGTTAACATGAGTCCAGCAGAAAAAGCAGCGCGGGAAGAGATGGCCGAGCGCAAGATGAACGCGGCCACCGAAAAAGCCTACTCTAAGTCTTTAACTAGTACGGAAGAAGCGCCTGAGAAGAAAGACCCACGCGACGCTGTTCGCGGTCAACGTGGGTACGCCAAAGGCGGTATGACGGCCTCCAGCCGTGCTGATGGCTGCTGCGTCAAAGGTAAAACTCGTGGAAAGATGGTGTAACTATGGCTACAAGATGGGACAACCTACCCGGGCTTAAAGATGACGTGGTTGCTCGTGACCGTGAAGATACTGCCAAGGCTAAAAAGGGCCGTGAAGTAGATTCTTCTAAACTTACTGGCGGCGCTAAAGACGCTGTTCGTGAAGCTGGTCAACGTGCTGAAAACCGTAAGGTTGGACGCCGTGGTGCTGGTGTAGCTGCGTTTGAAATTGGTTATGGAGTTGGGCGTACTATTGACGAGAAGACCGGTCTTGGTAAAAAGATGGTTGATAAGTCTGGCCTTGGCGATGCCGCTGAAAAAGCAGCAAACCGCCGCGATAAAGTTGAGCTGTCTAAAGATGCTAAAGCTCGTTTAGATGAAGAAGAAGTTGATAACTACCGACGTGAAACTGAAGCCGAGGATAAAGCACGTAAAGCTTATTCTGGTAAGGACGAAGAATCTTACAAAGGCGACGGTATGAAGTATGGCGGTAAAGTCAAAAAGATGGCCTCCGGTGGCATGACTTCTAAAGTGTCTTCCGCTTCTCGCCGCGCTGATGGTATTGCCACTAAGGGTAAAACCAAAGGTAGATTTGTATGATGGCATCCCGAGGAATGGGCGACATAATGTCTAGCAAAATGCCCAAAGGCAAGCGCAAAGCCCGCCGGGATGACACCGATTTCACGCAGTATGCTGAAGGTGGTAAAGTAAACGCTGCCGGTAATTACACAAAGCCTAGTCTTCGCAAGAGAATTGTGTCTCAAGTAAAGTCAGCAGCCACGCAGGGTACCGGCGCAGGTCAGTGGTCAGCCCGCAAAGCTCAGCTAGTTGCCAAGAAGTACAAGGCGGCTGGCGGGGGTTACCGAGATTGAAAGCGCCTCAAAAATCATTGAAGGATTGGGGCGACCAAAAATGGAGAACCAAAAGTGGTAAAAAATCTTCTGACACAGGTGAAAGATACCTTCCAAAAGCTGCGATTAAAAGTCTCAGCGCTAGTGAGTACGCTGCGACGACCAAAGCCAAGCGAGCCGGAAAAGCCGCAGGCAAACAATTCGTAGCACAACCCAAAACAATTGCAAAGAAAACGGCGGGATTTAGATGACCACTTCTGGAGTTGCAGCGTTTAATCTTGACCTCACGGAGATCGTTGAGGAAGCGTTTGAGCGTGCGGGCTCTGAACTCCGCACGGGCTACGACTTACGTACTGCCCGTCGTTCGTTGAACCTGTTGTTTGCTGACTGGGCAAACCGTGGCATTAACATGTGGACGTTTGAGCAAGGTACGCTTACCTTCACTCAAGGTTTGGCTACATACGCACTACCAAATGACACTGTGGATTTGCTAGAACATGTTATTCGTACGGGCGCGGGCAACTCTTCTACGCAGTCTGACCTAACAATTACCCGTATCAGTGTTTCTACCTATGCGACTATCCCCAATAAATTGCAACAAGCCCGCCCAATTCAGGTGTGGTTTCAGCGTTTAGATGGCCAGACTTCGTCTGTAGGGACTACATTAAATGGTGGTATCACGGCTACAGATACAACAATTACGTTAACTTCCACTGCTGGTTTGGCCACAAATGGGTTTGTTCTGATTGAGAGCGAAACTGTTCAGTACGGCTACATTAGCGGCAACCAATTGATGAACTGTTTCCGTGGACAAAACAATACAACTGCAGTGGCGCACTCAACTGCCGCCGCTGTTTACTCACAAAACTTGCCATCCGTAACTGTTTGGCCGACCCCAGATGGATCACAAACCTACCAATTCGTTTACTGGCGTATGCGCCGTATTGATGACGCAGGTGGCGGCACTCGGACTATGGATGTACCTTTCCGTTTCTTGCCCTGCTTGGTTGCTGGACTCGCCTACTATCTTGCACTTAAGGTAGAAAATGGCGCTCAACGCCTAGATGTCCTTAAAGCTCAATATGACGAAGCTTGGCAGTTAGCTGCTGGTGAAGATCAAGAACATGCTTCTTTGAGGTTTGTACCGAGGCAAATGTTTATTGGAAGCGGTACGTAAATGGGCAATAGGTTTGCTTCGGGGAAGAACAGTATCGCCATGTGCGATCGCTGTGGCTTTCAGTTCAAACTAACGGCGCTTCGTAAAGAGATTCAGAAGACTAAGATTTACAATTTGCTTGTTTGTCCTCAGTGCTGGGATCCAGATCAGCCGCAGTTGTTGTTGGGTATGTACCCAGTTGATGACCCGCAAGCTGTACGCAACCCACGCAACGATTCGACCTACTTCACTGCTGGTACAAATGGACTGCAGACGGTAAACTCTACTAGCAACGCCCCGGATGCTGCTGGTTACGTTACAGGTGGTTCTCGGGATATTCAATGGGGCTGGGCTCCAGTTGGTGGGTCGAGTGCTTTTGATGCGCCTTTAACACCAAACTACTTGGTGGCAACGGCATATGTTGGTACAGTTACGGTAACAGTTACATAGGAGTCTAATATGGACAAGAAAGATTTAGCCCAAGACAAAAAGATGATTAAATCTGCTGTCGGTAAGCACGAGAAAAACATGCACCCCGGCAAAAAGCCTACAAAGCTTAAAGCTGGTGGCCCTACAACCGATGACCGCATGCGCTTAGGACGTAACTTGTCCCGCGCTGCAAATCAGGGGAAATAACATGGTTGCACAAGTTAAACCCACTACAAAAAACAGTCCTAAGATTGTTACAGGTACAAGCAAGGGTAAAGAAAATAAATACGCTTCAGCTTACGCTGACCGCGCTAAAGAAGCTATGACTGACTTAGCTGCTCGTGCAAATATGAGCAAAGCCGACACCGTTAATATGAGCGTTGGTAACATTAGCAAAGATGCTGGTAATCAGCCCGTTAAAACATCCGGCATCAAGATGCGCGGTACAGGCGCGGCTACTAAAGGTCTGATGTCTAGAGGCCCGATGGCATGAATTACACCGCACTCAGCACTGCTATTCAAGCGTACACGGAGAACACGGAAGCAGATTTCGTGGCTAATATTCCCGTGTTCGTTACGCAGGCTGAGCAGCGTATTTACAACACTGTTCAGTTCCCGTCTATTCGTAAGAACGTGACGGGTGTGGTATCTACCACTAGTACATATTTGTCCGCACCAGATGACTTCTTGGCTGTGTATTCTTTGGCTGTTGTTGATGCAACCGGCAACTACGAATACCTACTGAACAAAGATGTAAACTTTATTCGTCAAGCGTACCCTGACCCAACTGAAACAGGTTTGCCTCGGTATTACGCTTTGTTTGGCCCAACAGTCAGTGGTAGCACGATTACTGATGAGTTGACATTCATTGTTGGCCCCAAGCCAGATGCCAACTACACAGTTGAGTTGCATTACTACTATTACCCAGAATCTATTACGGTTGCGGCGGATGGGCGTACATGGCTTGGTGACAACTTTGATACCGTGCTTTTGTATGGTTCTTTGGTTGAGGCTTACACCTACATGAAGGGTGAGGCTGACATGATGGGGCTGTACAATGGTAAATACCAAGAAGCTTTGGCACTTGCAAAACGTTTGGGCGATGGTATGGAGCGTCAAGACGCTTACCGTTCTGGTCAGTTCCGTCAGAAGGTAACTTGATATGTCGATTGTCCAAACCCAAACTACCAGCTTTAAAGCGCAGTTGTATCAAGGTATTCACGACCTGACGACCGACGTCATCAAGATCGCTCTGTACACGGCTAATGCCAACCTGAATCAAGATACAACCGTTTACAGTTCAACTGATGAAGTAGCTAATACAGGTACGTATGTGGCTGGTGGCGCACAGTTAACACCCATTACGGTATCGTCTTCAGGATACACAGCCTATGTTGGCTTTCCAGACATCTCGTGGACGGGTGCAATTACTGCAAGGTGTGCGTTGATCTATAACGTCACGCAGGGTAATAAGTCTGTTGCTGTGTTGGACTTTGGTTCAGACAAAATTTCTACAACTACGTTCACTATTACCATGCCGACAAACGGCCCAACCACTTCATTAATTAGGAGTTCAAATTGATTGTTAATACAACCAAAGGCGAAATGGACGATTCTCTTCTTGAGAAAAAAGAAGGCTTCGTTGATAATGACGACGAGTACACCACTTGGGTGGAGTATTGGTTGGACGGGGAACTTGTGCACAGATCCGCGCACGTTCAATTAAAAACATCCGTGGTTCTTTCAGGTTCCACAGCTTCTTTCGAGTAAAGGAAATATCATGGCAAATACACAAGCAATGTGCACATCGTTCTTAGGTGAATTGATGACGGCAACGCATAACTTCACAACTAGCACGGGCAACACTTTTAAAGCTGCGCTGTACTTCTCTTCCGCTACGCTTAACGCGTCGACAACTGCGTACTCTACCACTGGTGAAGTAACAGGCACTAACTATATTGCCGGCGGTGTTACGGTGACTAACGGTACATCTCCGTTATCCTCAAATACATCGACTACTGCTGGTACAGGTTATTGGACACCCAGCGCCAGCATTACGTATTCAAATGTGACAATCAACTCTGCGTCTTTTAACTGCGTGTTGATTTACAACTCAACATCTTCTAACAAGGCTGTTAGCGTTCATACCTTTGGCGATCAGACTGTGACTGCCGGTACGTTCACTTTGACAATGCCTTCAAACACCACATCTACTGCGTTGCTGCGTTTAGCTACAACCTGATCTTCCTAAACAGGAGGGCAGGACATGACAACCGCATGGGGCGCAGGGGCGTGGGGCGACAATAGCTGGGGGGGTCTGCAATCAGAAATCTCCGGCGTAGCCGCGTCTGGCGCTGTTGGTACGGTTGGCGTTGAGTTTATTTATGAGGTAGCTATTACAGGCGTAGGGGCTACCGGTGCGGTTGGGTCAGTTACTGTTGCTGAAAGACAAATTGCCCTGACGGGGGTTGAGGCTTCTGGCTCCCCGGGCACGGTTACTGTTGCAGAACGGTCTTTTGCAATCACGGGGGTTGAGGCTTTTGGTGCTGTTGGAATCGTGGCTGTTAGCGCAGCAGAAAACGAAGACGGCGTAATTGCTACGGGTTCAGTTGGCACAGTTGTACCAGCGCAATTTGTTGCGTTGTCGGGCGTATCTGCTACAGGCGCAGTTGCTACTGTTGGGTTTACTTACGGCGCTAACATTGATGGAATAAGCGCTTCCGGTGCTGTTGAGACTCCGGGGTCTAGCAGAACAGTAGCGCTTACAGGTGTTTCCGCTACAGGCGCAGTTGGTACAGTGTTGTTCCAATGGCAAGCTGGTAGCGTTGAAGCTATTGGCTCAGTTGGTAATGTGTCGGTTGGCAGCATTACAGTTGCGTTGACTGGCGTAGCGGCTTCGGGGCTTATTGGAAACGAAGTTCCGGTTAAAGAAATTGAAATTACAGGTGTAGCAGCTACAGGTGCGGTTGGCACAATGACTATGGGCGAGAGACTTGTAGCTGTGACCGGCAATCAAGCTATGGGCCGATTAGGTACTTTTGGTGTGTTTTACTGGAGTCTAATTGATGACAGCGAGACAGCAAACTGGCAAAATATCACTACAGTGTAGCCAAGTGCTACACACATATAGGAGCATTTAAATGGCAGCAACGACGACTCTTTTGGGCTTAGTCACCCCCACACAGGGAACGCTCTCTGGTACGTGGGGCGACACAGTCAACTACGGTATTACCGACTACGTGGATATTGCTATTGCGGGCACGTTAAGTTTTGCCGGTGATGGCGCTATTACTCTGGCAAATACCACGGGTAGTGCATCAGGAAACGGACTAACTACCACGACAGCCCAGTACATGGTAATTCGTGTTACAGGTACGCTGACGACTACAAAAATTATTACTGGCCCAAGTTACAGCAAACTGTACATGGTGGATCACGCAGGCGCTACCAGCGCAGTGACCTTTAAAGCTGCCGGGCAAACAGGCGTAACAATTGCTGTGGGTGAAAAAGCGTTTGTGTATTACAACGGTACGGATTATGTCAAAGTATCTAGCATTAGTTCAACGGGTATTCTTAGCCCCGTTGGTGGCGGTACAGGCGTAGCAAACAATGCGGCAAGCACGCTGACTATCTCCGGGGCTTTTGCAACAACGCTAACTGTTTCTGGAACTACGGGCATAACACTTCCCACAACGGGAACTCTAAGCACTTTGGCGGGTACAGAGACTCTATCCAACAAGACTCTAACAGCCCCCGCACTAGGTACTCCTGCAAGCGGCACACTCTCAGCTTGTACAGTAGACGGCACAAACAAGGTTGGCTATCTCAACATTCCACTATCAGGTACTAAAACAACAAGTTATACGCTTGTTGTGGGTGACGTTGGTAAGTTTGTTATCCTTGGAACAAGTGGAACAGTCGTAGTCCCAGCAAGTATTTTTGCTGTAGGCGATGCAATTTCTGTTGCTAATAATACGGCTGCGGCTATTACTTGTACTTCATCGGCAGTTACGGCTTATCTTGGCGGTACAAATACCGTAGTGACTTCTTTTTCATTAGCATCAAGAGGTGTTTGCACTATTCTTTATGTAACCGCTTCTGTTGTCTTTATTACAGGAAACGTGTCATGAGTGGAATGATGCTGGCCTTTGCTGGTGGTAGCTACGGTGCTGCCCCAGTCAACACTGTGGCTCCGGTAGTCTCAGGTACGGCCACCGTTGGACAAACTCTTTCAACTACAAACGGTACTTGGCTGGGCGCACCAGCGCCAACATTCACATATCAGTGGCAACGCACGGGATCAAACATTAGCGGCGCAACTTCAAGTACATACGTACTCGTTGCAGCAGATTACGCCAATACAATTCGCTGCGTTGTAACAGCTACCAATTCAATTGCACCTGCGGGTGTTTCGGCTAATTCTAACTCTACAGCTTCTGTAGCGGGTAATGCCCCTGTGAATACCGTTGCTCCAGCAGTTACAGGTACGGCCACTGTTGGTCAGACTTTAAGTTCAACTACAGGTACTTGGACGGGTGTTCCAACACCTACATTTGCGTATCAATGGCAACGTGTAACTACCAATATCAGTGGGGCAACTTCTAGTACTTATGTGCTGGTTAACGCCGATGCTGCTAGTACAATCCGCTGTGTTGTAACTGCGACTAACGCAGTATCCGCCGTAAGTGCAAACTCAAACTCGACCGCTTCTGTAGCGGCAATTGCTCCCGGCGCACCAACAATTGGTACTGCTACATCAACGGGTTCTTCTACAGCAACTGTGGCATACACAGCGCCAGCAAGCAATGGTGGAGCTACGATTACGGTTTACACAGCAACATCTTCGCCAAGTAGTATTACGGGCACACTAAGCCAAGCAGGTTCTGGGACTATTACTGTGTCTGGTTTGGCGGCAGGTACAGCATATACATTTACTGTTACAGCAACTAATTCTGCGGGTACAAGTGCGGCAAGTGCGGCAAGTAACAGCATAACTACATTACCGGCTATTGGTTCTTCATACGGAGGCGGTTACTTTGCGGGTCAAATTTCAACCTCCGGTAACGGAATTGCTAACTTTAACCTTGTTATTGGCCCTTTAGCTTCAGCTAACAATAACAACAAGCAATGGAAAACATCTGACACTACTACGGCAGGTACATCCTCCAATATTGACGGCCCCGGTAATAGTGCAACCATGAACAACGCAAGTCATCCAGCGGCGCAATTCTGTGAGGGGTTATCTGTTGGTGGCTTTACCGACTGGTATATGCCAGCTAAAAATGAGTTGGAAGTCTGCTATTACAACTTAAAGCCCACGACACAGAATAACAATACTGCATCTGGAATAAATGCAAATGCTGTGCCTGCAAGGGCAAGTAACTACACTTCTGGAAGCCCAGCGCGAACCTCCGTTGCTATCTTTCAACAAGGTGGAGCAGAAGCGTTTCCGGATAACCCTTCTTACTGGGCTAGTACTCAGAACCCTTCGTATGCGACGCGTGGAATGGTACAGTATTTTAGTGACGGTAATCAACTTGGCCGCTATAAGACGGGCTACTACCGTGTTAGAGCAGTTCGCAGGGTTGCGGTATAAGGAAGCAATATGAAATATATTTGTGTAACCGAAGTAGACGCAGTAACTAAAATACCTTGCACTATTGAACCCCAACGCACAGGCCCGTCAATGCCCGATGTAAAAGGTTGGGTTTATATATGGAGCAACAGTTCTGTTTGGCCTGTTGAGGTCGCACCTAATGGCACATACCTTCGCGCACCTAAATATTACGGTACTTGCGATGATGATGCTGACATTACTATTGCGGGCGTTTTACAGGTGTTGACAGAAGAAGATTACACAACAGCTAAAATTGCCGAGCACGAAGCCCGTAGACCTTACCCATCTTGGGTTGGCTACTTGGACACAATGACTTGGGCAGCACCTGTAGCAAGGCCAGCAGATGCTGTTATGAATGGTGGGAATGTGCGTTATAAATGGGATGAAACCGCAGTTAATTGGATTCCAATGGTATGAAAGAGTTTTTCTTTATCTCAGGTTTACCAAGATCAGGATCAACCCTACTCTCAGCAATCCTGCGACAGAACCCTGAGTTTTACGCCGACATTTCATCCCCCGTCCAAGGCTTGGTGGCATCAACCATTAACGTTATTACGGGCAGTGAGAGTAACCACCTGATTGATGAAGGTCGACGCAAACACATCCTTAAGTCTATTTTTAATGCGTTTTACGAAGCCGTTGAACCGACTACTGTGTTTGACACAAGCCGAGGTTGGACAGCTAAGACATCGCTTCTAAAAGACCTGTACCCACAGACCAAGATCATCTGCTGTGTGCGTGATCTGCCTTGGATACTGGACAGTTTTGAGCGCATTTCGGCTAAGAATTCTTTGTATGGCGCGACCCTGACAGATGATGAAGCGCGGCAAACAGTTACAACAAGATGCGATGCCTTGATGGATGTCAAAAAAGAAGGCCAAGTAGTCAAGCCCTACTATTTCTTAGAAGAAGGCTTGTTGTTAAACCCCGACATGATTATGTTGGTTGAGTACGAATCTTTGTGCAAACAGCCTGAGAGCGTAATGCGGGAACTGTACGGATTTATCAACAAGCCCTATTACGATCATGATTTTAAAAATGTTGAGTACGATAATGAAGTGTTTGACAAAGCGTTGAACATGAAGAGCCTGCACACGGTCAGGAAAGAAGTTACATGGCAAGAACGCCCGTCCATCTTACCCAAATCGGTTTGGGAAAAATACAGCGGTAAAGAGTTCTGGCGCATACCAGCACCAGAGTTTTCAATAAAACAACTTTACAAGGTTAAGGGATGAAACGCATATTGATTATGGGCTTGCCCGGCGCTGGTAAAACTTACCTTGCACAACACGTTCTTGAGCATTTGCAAAACAACCGCAAAACAGTTATGTGGCTTAACGCTGATGATGTGCGTAAGAAATACAACGACTGGGACTTTTCCCATGAAGGCCGTATTCGCCAGAGTTTGCGTATGCGTGAGTTGGCTGACAGCTACGATGTAGATTATGTGATCTGTGACTTCGTTGCCCCGTTGGTTGAGATGCGCAACAACTTTAAAGCTGATTGGACTGTCTGGGTTGACACCATTAACCAAGGCCGATTTGAAGACACTAACAAGGTGTTTGTCGCTCCAGAGCAGTACGACTTTAGGGTTACTGAGCAAAAAGCTGAGAAGTGGGGTGAGTTTATTGCCGCGCACATCTTGGACAATCGCCAACGCCCTGTATTTGATTGGCAAAAAGAGACCGTGCAGATGCTTGGCAGATGGCAACCTTGGCATGAAGGCCACCGTAAGTTGTTTGAAAGAGCCTTGGCTAAGACTGGTCAAGTTGTAATTCAGATTAGAGATTGCCAAGGCTGGAATGGTTCTAACCCCTTTGCGGCTAATCAAGTAAAAGACTTTATTAAGCGTGATCTTGACCCCTTATATCAAGGTCAGTACGAGATTCAGCTTGTGCCTAATGTAGTTAATATTACCTATGGTCGGGATGTAGGTTACAAAATTGAGCAAGAGTCTTTTGACGATGCCACACACGCAATCTCTGCAACCAAGATACGCAAACAAATGGGCGTAGGTTAAAACATGTATGCGATGGCTCCTTCTGCTACTGTTGCTGTTGGGGCTAGTTGGAGCCGTAGCCAAGAATGGCTGTCATGTGCGCGAGTTCTATGGAATAGCCTACACAGTTCACAACCCGACCGAGCGACACCAAGAGATGGTAGCGTGGCTAGACAGAAATGCGCCCTACTGCAAGTCAACCGAATACATGGTGATCTGGAACAATCTGTCCGAATGGGCGGGTACGGCAGACTCCACATGGCTTAGAGCAAAAATAGTTCATGGATACAAGGATGCACTTGAGAGGGAGAAGAAATGATAGAAACCATCAGATTATTTCCAACCGTTCAGGCATCTGGGTATCCAGACAAGCATGACCTTGCCCAAGCTAAACTAGAGAAACAGCACGAAGTTAACAAGACCCTTGAGGTAGCCAAGCAAAAGCAGACGGCATTGCAAGACATAGGGTTTGAAATTTATTGTAAGAAGGTGGTTCAAGAGCGGCTCCGTATGGAGATATTCACAAACCGTAAGCTGGATATTTATGTATGACCAAGAAACCGATACCCAGAACGCCCCGCAAGCCAGTGCCGGACACCAAGGAAAAGCTGACGCTGTACGTCACGCTGATGGTAAGCACGACATTGTGCATCTCTGTTTTGGCTATGGTGGTCAGCTTTATGCTTGGCCTTTGGGCCAAGGAAGTGGACAACGCAGAAATCTTCAAGATGATTTCACCCGCTTTTTCTACACTTATCGGCGGCATGATTGGGTTCCTGAGTGGTATCAAACTCATGCAGAATGATGAAAAATCTAAATCTTGTAAGGACTGACTATGTTTGATGTATTAAGTGGTGGTATTCTAGGCTCCATCTTTGGTGGTCTGTTCCGTATGGCCCCCGAGGTGCTGAAGTTCTTTGATAAGAAGAATGAGCGCCAGCATGAACTATTGATGTTTACACGCCAATGTGAACTAGAGACACTGCGCGGTCAGCAGAAGTTGGCTGAGATTGGCGCACAACGGGAAGCCGCTATTGACGTAGGTGTAATGGATGCGTTTCAGTCTGCCATAGAACAACAAGCCACAATGGTCAAGGCCGCTGGTGGTTGGGCGGCTAGTCTATCCGCTTCTGTCAGGCCAGTCGTAACTTACTGGGTGCTGTTTGTGTGGAGCTTTATCCACGTATGGTTTGCATGGAACGCATGGATCACTGGCGCTCCTCCCGTAGAAGTATTTAAGATAATGATGTCACCAGACTTCTCAGCTTTGCTTGCTGGGACAATTAACTTCTGGTTCCTTGATCGTACATTGGCTAAGAGGGGTCTGTAAATGACCAAAGATGAAATCATTGAGATGGCTAAACAGGCGGGCTATTCAGTTGACACGTTTGGATTTGGGATATGGGATTCAGCAGAGTTCAATCGCTTTGCCAAGCTAATAGCAGAGCATGAGCGTGACAAATTAATTGATGCCGCAATGAAAGCGGCTGAGAAAGGAATTGATACAGCAATAGCTCTTGAGCGTGAAGCGTGTGCGCAAATGCTAGAAGCGGCTTCAAAAACAGGAAAAATAATAAGTTGTACAAGCGCGGCTGAAGCCATCCGAGCAAGGGGACAGGCATGAAACTAATCGCATGGTACGACCCAACTAACGGCATGGTAAGTACAGACAAAGACAGCCCCCTGTTTACACCGCTTGGTCAGGTGTTGCCTTTATATCCACAGCGTACATGGGTAGGGCTAACGGATGCGGATCGGCTGGAATTAGCAGAGGCTCAACATGGTTGGGAAGACTTGCTTATTGCGGCAGAAACCAAACTCAAAGAAAAAAACGCATGAACCTAGAACTAGCCGCAGAGATGTGCAAACGGTTTGAGGGCTTTCGCTCCAAGCCGTATTTGTGTCCTGCCAACGTAGCCACAATCGGCTATGGTTCTACCTATTACGCTGACAAGCGCAAGGTGACTTTGGAAGATACACCAATGAGTCAGGAAGAAGCCCATGCGCTTTTGATGATTGAGCTTGAGCATACGTACCTGCCCGGTGTTCTGCGTAACTGCCCCGGCTTAATTCTGGACGAACGCAGGTGTAACGCCATCGTGGATTTTGCCTACAATTTGGGCACTGGACGCTTGCAAACATCTACGTTAAAGAGGAAAATCAACGCTAATGATTGGGAAGGCGCAAAAGAACAACTGATGCTCTGGACTAAAGGCGGCGGTAAGGTACTGCCGGGTCTGTTAAAACGCCGTACTGCTGAGTGCGCACTGCTGGACTAAAAATGCCATTACAGAAGATACTGTTCAAGCCGGGCGTGAATAAAGAGAACACGCGATACACCACTGAGGGTGGCTGGTATGAGGCCGACAAGGTGCGCTTTCGTCAGGGTAATCCCGAAGTAATTGGCGGCTGGCAACCTTACTCTGCGGCTACGTACCAAGGCGTATGCCGTTCATTGTGGAATTGGGTGACGCTGGGTGGCGATAATCTGATTGGTGTTGGCACAAACCTTAAGTTTTATCTTAACCAAGGCGGGCTTTACTACGACATTACGCCTATCCGGTCTACAACTGCGGCTGGCGATGTAACGTTTGTTGGCAACGGCACAACTACGGTAACTGTTACAGATACAAACAATGGTTGCGTAACGGGCGACTTTGTCACCTTCTCTGGGGCTACTGGCACATACGCTACGACCCTTAATGCACAGTTTCAAGTTACCGTCTTAACAGCTAATACGTACACAATCTCAACCTCGCCTACTGTGGTTGCGGTTGGTGCTACGGGCGGTTCTTCTGTTGTTGGCACGTACCAGATCAATGTTGGCCCCGCTATTCCTTCTCCTCTTGTGGGTTGGGGCGCTGGTACTTGGGGCAGTCCTCCCCCTGCATCTGGAACTATTGGCACATGGGGTTACGGCACGACTTCTACATCCGCGCTTCGCTTGTGGAACCAGATTAACTACGGCCAAGATTTAGTGTACGGCCCACGTACAGGGTCTATTTATTATTGGAATGCGACCAACACTATAAATACCCGTGGGGTACTGCTTAATTCTTTGGGCGGTAATGTAACGTTTACTAACGCTTCGCCGACTGTGGTGACTTCCACCATACTTTATACCGAAGGCGCGGCGCTTCAATTTGCGGCCACCACATCTTTACCTACAGGCATTAGTGCGGCAACAACTTACTACGTATTTGAAGTTAATGGGTTGACATTCAAACTTTTAGACAGCGCAGGTGCGGTAGTCAATACGTCTTCTACAGGCACAGGGGTGTATGTGTCTTTGATTGTGGACGTGCCCGTAGTTCAAAACAACATGACGGTGTC